GGCTCGGCGCCCATGATCTGCGCCAGTCCGTTGACTGCAACGGCGGTGTTCTTGCTCACCTTGCCGGCCGCATCCTTGCGGAGAGCCTTCAGGAGCATGTCGGCCGCAGTCGCGACGGACGCATAGTTCTTGAGGATTTCGTCCAGTTGCGCCTTCGTGATTTCCGTCGCCATTGTAGTCGTCTCCTGCTTGGTGAGGGTTTCGGATTTGAACAGTGCAAAGGCTCGACCCGTGGCAGGACGGTCTACTCCGTCCACTCGATCCACGTCCAGGTCTTTCAACTCGGTTGCCAATTCGCTTTTGCGCGCCATGTGCCTTTCCCGTTGTTGGCCCTCAGCACTGGTGCTCGATGGCACTTCTGGTAGGGGGCGGTTCCTGTCTACAACTCTACTCTTTTATTTTACCGTTCTACAAGATATAGTGCAAGCCTTAATTCTCGACCCCCACTTGAAGGGCACCCATGTGTTTAGCCCACCTGTAGGGTCTGGATCGCGGTGTCGAAGTCGGCCAACCGGAACTTGTTCAGCGTCTTGCAGCGTCGGCACTTCATCTCGATCATGCCCAGGTCAGGCTGCTTCATACCGCCGCCTGCAATCGGCATGGTGCTCGGGGATTGAAACACAAACAGCAACTTGCCACAGCGTGTGCCGTGTTCGTTGATGCCCGTACAGTTGTACAAGATCGGAGCGCATTCGCCCATTTTTATGATCCAGGACGAATCGTAGCGCTTTGCGCCCAATCTCTACGTCCCGGCGAACCTACAGGCGGTGGCCGTCTACCTTTCGGCTTCTCTGGAAGAACATCAGGTGGACCGCCCTCGTCTCTTGACCGCGCCCTAGCATTGTTTTCCCGTGCCTCAGCAGCAGCCGCTCGCGCCTCGTCACTCCACACCTTCTGCAACGACTCCGACGCGCGCTTCTCGCCCGGCCAGTGGCCGGTCTGCCGATGTTCGTAGTCAGCGCAGAACGCCTCTGGATCGTCGGGCTTCGCAGCCGGAACGATCCGGGTCATGCAATCGGTGAAGTCTCCACTGCCTTTCTTCAAGCCCTTGCACGCGGAACACTCACCACACTTTTCGACCGTCTCGAAACCATGATCGCGAAGGAACGGATCACTGCCAGCGAACCCGGACTTCTCGACTACCGAAGTATTGCAAAGCGGGTCTGGTGTATCGGCCTGCTTCTCGACCTTTCCCAAGAACGCGTCGTGCTTGAACATGTCAGTTCCTCTCGTTCGTCGCGGTCCAGTCCCGAGGACTGTACAGGTTCGCGTCTTCGTCGCCGGGCTGGTACAACTCGGGTGAGCCCTCGTACTTGCCGTCTTCCTGACGACCAGGACTGAAAGACGTGTCCTTGCCCATCGCCGCGTCGGTCGCCACCGGATTCACTGCGTCACCAACCTTCGCCGTCTCGGTGCGAACCTTCGCTGTCTCGTCCGTGTTCGCGATCTCACACACGTACGGTTCGGGCGGACCGGCCATCGTCTTCGGCTTCGGCTCGATGCCGCCGATGTTGCCCGGCTGGACAGGGTCGAAACTGGCCGGCTTCTTCGTGTTCAGGAATGCGTCTTCTCTGTACCATGTGTGTGCCATTATACTTCCTCCCCATTGGCGAACTTGCGGGCAACCCCTTGGAGTGAATAACCCCGCACGCTGCCACGTTCGATTTGATTCCAGCCCTCCGGTTCCCACACGACACCGAGCATCCACGTGCCCGGTGTGATCGTCTGAGTCACACCCGAGGTGTCCTTGAACTTCCACACCGGACCACGGTAGACGTATGACTCGACTACCTTGCCCGCTTTTTCCGTGCCTGATTGGTGCATGAGCCCGACGCGGCCCGTGAGCCCGTCCTTCTGTGCGAACGCCCACGCCGCCTTTTCCAATTCGACTTCGGTCATGGTGTCGCCATGAAAATCCGTCTCACCCGGCGCGTACACGGCGCCGAGGGTATAGCGCTGCTTCTCGGCCTTCACCACCGGGGCCAGCATACCGTTCTTCCGCTGATACTCGACCCGCCCCGCTTGGTCACCCTCGACCGCGAAGTATACCCACTTCCCGCCCGGAGCCGCGACTCGGTACACGCCCTTTTCGACCGGCTCAGCTTGAACTTCCTCAGATTTGAACACGATCCCGACCGACTTCGCGTACGCGTTCCATGCACCCTGCAATGCCTTCATCGCGACTGGAGCCGGAGGTACACCCAACTCGGGATATCCGCGCGTCGCGTCCTTGTTCGCCTCGATTGCGCGAAGCTGCGCGGCGGCCTCGGCTCGGGTCGAATGCGTGCCGAGTTTCTTGCCGTCCTCGGAGTAGACGTTGAACTTCCCACCCTCTTCGCGGATGTACTTCTCGACGGCAGCTTTCTTCTCGGGGCACACTGGCCACTTCACGGAGCAGGCGGCTCCCTTTGTGATGCAATCGGCATGAAACTCTGCGATCCAACTCTTCGACATGAAGGTTCCCTTCTCTTTTATTTTACCACTATCCACCTGATGAGTGCCAGACATGGCAACATCGAGCATGGTTGCCCACTTCAGCAACTCCGGCATACACAGCCCGTCACTCGGTTCCTCGTCGCCGCAACGAACGCAGCGCGGATGTCCGTTCGGGTGCGTCCACTCGGCGGCAGTGAAGACATGTGGCCGACCACCCCACTTCTTTTTGTTCGTTTTGATTTTCAGGTCCTCACGGTCCTTGGACGAGAGCACTGACTTGCCGAGCCCTCTCAGTGCCTGATCTACCTCTGGCGGCAGCTTCGGCCTGTTCACATCCTGATATGCGCGACGGGAGCGCTGCTCACGCAGTTGCCGTGCTATTTCGCTCTCGCCTGGCGCATCGGCCGAGGCCAGGGATTCCTTCTTAGCACGATCCCATTCGTGCGGCTGGTAGTAGTGGTCTGACTTCGGCGACTTCGATTGATCGCCACCCACGTAAGCCATGAACACAACATCTGGCCGCCGCTCTGGTCCCCAGGCTGGACGGTACGCCGGGTTGAACTTCATGCGGCCCGTCTCGACGAACCCCGCCTTGCGGTACACGTCTGGCAGGCCCGGCTGACCCGGAGTCTCGTATTCGTACGCGTCGAGCATCAGCCCGCCCTGCCGTACAGCCTCGTGCAATGCGGCTGTCCCGGCACCCTTCGGCGAGTTGGGGTTGCGGAACACGTTCTGAATGTCGCCATCGGGCGCAACGGCCGCTCCCGCCGAGTGCGACTCATTCATGATCAGCTTGTAGCCTTTCAGGTCGCCCGGCTCCAGGTGCGAGAAGAAGTCCCCCCGAGGGTTCCGGTCACGCGCCGTGATGAAGTCCTGCGCTGCCGGCGCGGTCCACCGCTCCGCAACGTCCGCTCCCGGCAGATACACCTTCTGCTTGCCAAATGCACCGTTCTTGTAGAACGCGGATGCTTGCCCGTATACTTCGGTCTGCAACGCCCGACGCGCGTCCAGGTCGCTTGACCGTTGCGCCTGGCTCAAGAACGCGCTACGTTCGCCTTCCAGCGAGAAGTCCACGCTCTTGTCGCCCGTCTTGTAGTGTCCGTAGTAGTCATGCACCACACGAAACTTCCAGTTCTGATCCTCCGACCACAGCGGATGCTGCGAGTAGTCGGTCGTCACCTTGAAGCGGCCAGCGTCGATGTCGGCGAACATCTCGTCGATCGACGAGTACGGCTGACCTGTGACCTTCTCGACTGCAACCGTCTTGGTGATCTCGGCGAAGTCCCGGTCAATGTCAGCCGACAGCTTCGCCCACGCTTCCTTTGCGCCTGGTCCGATCTCGGGGGCGGAATCGTATTCGTCCGCGATGTCCTTGGCTTCGGCCGGTAAGCTAGCCTGCCCCTTCGGGGCCTCGTATCCGTGACCTGCGCTGCCCTTCGGTTCGGTGGTCGCGCCACCTCCCGCACCCGTCTCCGACCATTTGCCGTCCTCGTCACGCTGCTGACTCGGGTCGAACTTGCGCAGCTTCTTCGGCTTGGACAGCCAGTGAGGGTCGCCAGGTTTGTCCAGTTCTATCTCAAGCACGAGCCGTCCTCCATTTGAGCGCTACGTCTGATTCCGTCTCCCCAATCGTCGGGGCCTTGTGCTTCCAGGCGTCCCACTTCTTCCACGGGGTGCCAACCACGACGACTTCCTTTTCCTCGTGGTAGTTCTTGCCATACGCGGGCAGCGCAAGCACAGCCGTTAAAGGGACACGAGCGCGAAGCACGACCCGCTTCGGGTTCGGCGGCATGTTGTGCCCGATGCCGTTCCAGCCGTTTGCCACGTCGCGCTTCATTGTGAACGACGCGGCTCCGTTCTGGTCGAAGTGCTTTTCTGCAATACGCTCCATATCGTTGCCGTGTACCACGACGCGCTCGGTTTTTTCTGCTGCCAACTTGTCGCCGTCCACCATGATGCCCCGGTATATGTCCAGTTCCTTCATGCCCGCCTTGTGCATGAGGTACTGTGAAGTTTCCCACAGCCCGCGCACGTATGCCTTTGCGGCCGGGTATCCTCTGTTCTTGCGAATCGCGTCTGCTTCCTCAGCGAGCCACGGTTGCAAATTGCCGCCCAACTCGTCCGCCGACGCAACCTGAAGCAACTTACCGTGGCTGTTTGTGGACGAACCTTTCCAGCCCTCCCACAGCGTGTTGCCCAAACTCTCCATCGAACTGACACCACCAAAATCCTCGATGCCGCGTTCTTTCGCAATCTGCTCGGCACGGGCGATGGTGAGCGCACGACCCAGGCGCCCGGTCATCTTGTAGTCGCCAGGGTTCTTTTCGTCTTCGCCGCTGAACAACTCGAAGGCTTTCGGTATGCGGATTGGTCCACCACTGCCTGCTGTCGATTCTTGATCACTCTCGACCGTCTCGTCAGACAGGTAGTTCTGCGCGTGCTTGAACTTCTGCTTGTCGCTAAAGCCGTCATCCCACTGCTGCTCCATGTACTCTTCGACAGAGGATTTGTCCGGTTCGTAGTTCTCGGACTCTTCCTCCATGCTCTTCTCGACGGCCTTCTCGAACTTCGCCTTGAACTCTTTTTCGTAGTCCCGAGCAACGCCTTCCCACTGGCTTTTCTTGTACGCGTTCGACAACTCCGCGCGATCAACGCCAGGGATCATCTGCTGCGCGTCATCCTCGTGAGGATTTTTGTGGAAGACCAACCTGTCAGTATCCACAGTCAGTTCGCCATTTTTGTCCCAGGTGAACGCGCCGTCATCGACCGACGCCTTCAGGTCGAAGTTTTCCTGCCACTCTTTCTCGCGGCGTTTGTCCTCGGCTCCACCTTCCTCCGCATCCTCCGGTGTCTCGTACTCGCCCATGCCAGGGTAGATGTAGTTTTCCTCGGGAATTTCCTTGATCAGGGCGTGCACCGCATCCTCGTCCTCGGAGACGCGCTCTTCGTGGTAGTCGCGGTCGGGCTCGAATGATTCCTTCTCGCTCTGCTCGAACTCGGCGTAGGAGTCCTCCATCCACTTCTCTTTTGTCTTCTCCTGCCAGTCGCTCGGAAGCCCGTCCCAATCACCGAAATCATCAACAGACATTTCACTCGGCGGCTCGTCGGAGTCAGGGTCATCTTCCTCGACCGCTAACTCAGGGAAGTCCTTCGCCTCGGTTTGCGCGAAGTTTAGCTTACCCTCGTCGCCCATGTCACCCCACAGGCTGCCCGCCTCGTCAGTGAGTCTCTGCCGTTCCTTTGCAGCATTTTGGTTGTACATCTGCTGTGAGTATTCCAGCTTTTCCTGATCGGGCATCTTCTCCCAATTCGCCACGCCCTCGGCAAGAGCAGCGGGCGTAGGGCTATCACCAACAGCGTACCCGGTCAGATAGTCCGCTTTGCCCTTGTCCTTCCAATCTTGCGGCACCTGGTCCCACGTGTGGGGTTTGGATTGCCACTCTTCACTGGCGGGCATGTTGCCATTGACGTAGTCACTGATGAATCCGTTCGCCGCGTGCCCCTGCCACTCTTGCGGCATGTTCGCCCACGTCTTGACTTGGGACGGACTCGTCAACGCCTGACCACTCTCGTCGGAGCCGGTTACGCCTGACACCAGCTTCTCGACGTTGCCGACCGCCGTCTGTCGCTCCGTTTCCAACTTCGCAGCGCGCTCCTGGTCTGCCGGGGCCTTGTCCTTCGTCCAGGATTTCGTGTCGTCAGCCGCTCCCGCTCCACCGCCACCACCAGACGTGAACTCGCCACCGTGTTCGCCAGAGCCCACGCGCGGATGGTCAGCTTCATCCCACTTCTTCAGGCTGTCAATCTCCGGCTTAGTAACACGCAAGTACGAGCCACTATACTGCGTATGCAACAGATTCATAAACACCTGTACTTTGTCCGGACCGATTTTTTGTCCAGCCCACCGTACAGGGTCAGTTGCAATCGACTCTAGTATTTTACGGGCGCGATCTTGATTTCGGTAGTGAGGATTCGGCGCGACGACAATTTTGCCACCGAGTACACGTAGCTCACCAATAACAATGTGATCGTTGCCCGAGTAGCCGATTACGGTAACTTTCAAAATGCCCCCTCCACGCCCAAGTCTTTCCACGTCACGCCATCTTCTATGGCTTTTTTATAACGCTCTTCGACGTACCTCATTGCTTTTGTACTGATCTTGCGCCGCTCCATTGCTTCCTTGATCTTCGACCATTTCCCCTTCCACGGCTTCTTTATTGATTCGGGAATTTCATCATCTTCGCCTGCACCGTGATCGACTTTACTCCACATACCGAAACGTGCTGTTTCGGCTTTGTCTTCAGAGAAAGACAACCCGTTATCAATCAACCACAATTTGCCATCGTCGTCGGACATCCAGTTTCCACCGTGGCGGTCAGTGTTGCCGATAATGAAATCAAAGAATGTACCTCGCAAAGCACTATCAGCGAAGTCATCATCCCCGCTCTTACCGTCGTTGTCGGCGTCCGGAATCATCTCCATCATTGTACCGTAATTGCCTTCATACTTGAAGATGGACGCAACTGGCATAAAGTTTTTCATCCCGACGATGCGTCCGATATCGTAAGCCGCAACTTCTCGCTGGTACTGTACACCAGCATTGATACCGTCACGGACATTGGCCTCTCCAGTAGAAGGTTTCCACACGTACTTTGAACCGTCAGCCATTGTGACTACCTTTGATTCGCTGACACCACCACCGAGATTTTTCTTAGTTGTTGGTTTCTTACTCTGAATTGTTTTCTGTTCTTTCGTGTCGTATTCTTTGTCTGGTCCAACTGTTCCCTTTTCGCCCTCGCCCTGACTACCTTCACTGCTTGTACCACCACCACGCAGATCGCTACTAGGCAGATGCTCCTGCGCCTGCTTGAACTTCTCTTTGTCGTCCATCTCGTCCCAATAGTCACCCATCCGCTCGTTCACGTCAAACGTGGGCGGATTCTCCTTGATCATGTCAACGCGCTTCTCGACTTCCGTGTCGAACGCTTCCTTATACCTCTCCTCGAAATCAGACTTGACTGTGGCCCACTTCTGCTTGTTGAACTCTTTGTACATCATCTCACGGTCGATGCCGGGGAGCATCTGCTGTCCCGAGTCTTCGGTGTACGGATTGTCCTTGAACACAAGCAAGTCGGTATTGACTTCGAGTGCGCCCACCGCACCAGTATCCACAGAGAACGCGCCTGCCTTGATCGAGTCGTCAATCGCGAAGCTATCACGCCACTCAGCAATGCGTCGCTCTTGCTCAGCATGTGCGGCCGGTGTTCCGCCGCCCTGGTCGTCAAGACCCTCGACAGGATCGCCCGGATAGAACCCGTTGTTGATGTCCTTGAGCGCTTGTTCGTTCCACTCCGGATTGCCCTGCAAGTCCTTCGGCACGTGCTCGAAGTTGGATTCGTCTTCCTCCCAACCCTCTCGTTCCATCTGCATGAAGTCATCACGCGCTGCATTCTTCCAGGCGACGAGCGCTTTGTCCTGCTGATCGGCGTTCAGATCACCCCACGACTCAGGCGTCGGCGGGGTGCCAGGCACAGACTCCGGTGTCGGCGTCGTACCGCCGCCCGGCATCCCCACGCGCGGTTCCTTGCCCAACTGATCGGTTGGCAAACCAGGGGCCAGTGGCTTGTTCTCTTCTGTGCCCAAGTCGCCCGGCTGCACACGTCCACCGCCCGGCAACGTGTCGCCTACCTGTGCGGGCTTCGCCCAATCGTCAGCAAATGCTCCCGGTACTCCTTGATGTGCCAAGACCCACGCCGCAGCTTCGTCGGTACGGTCAGTCCTGGCCGTGCCGCCCGGCTTCGCGGGCTCTTCACCCGGATGCTCAGCGTTCCACCGATCAGCGGCGGCTGCTCGCTCGGGGTTACCCTCGCGCCACTGATGCTGCGCCGCTTGTCTTGCCTGATCTTCAGTAGGAGTCTTCGGCTTGTCGCCAGGTATCGGCACCTGATCGTCAGGATGTTGCTTGTTCCACTCACGCGCCCGCTGTGCGCGGTGTTCCTGGTCGGCATCGCCCTTCGGCGCATCAGCCGGTGTAGCAGCATTGCCACCGCCCGCAGCCGCAAACTGACCGCCCTCAGCGGTACCCGCAGCCGTACGCGGGTGCATGGCTTCGTTCCATTCAGCGGTGTTATTTTCGGCGTTCGTGATCGCCACGGCCGGCAGCTTCGCCAGACGATCGCGCGTCTCTGGCTGTGCACCCATGTCGCTCGCACTCTTTTCCCACCATGTCTTGAATTCGGCCAACTCCTGCGCAAGCCCTTGTCCAACCTTGTCCGGGGAGAAACCCACGGCTCGATCGTCCAGGTACACAGCGAAATCAGGTGACTTGCGATCTGTCACTTCGAGCGACGGCCAGGCATGCTCGCGCAGCCACGCGTGAACTTCGGCGCCGGGGCGCGCGGTGAAGATCACCACACGGACCCCGTTGCTTAGGAGCATGTCTACCAGCCGCCGCATCTTCGGATTCTCGGTGCCCTTCTCGTCGAGCGTTATCGTACCATCGAAGTCGATCGCGACCGCCTTGCCTACCTTCGTGATGGTTTTCATGAGGCCGGGCGTCGGTGTGTATATCTCGTTCGATGCCGTGTACGCCTCGGTGCCCTCACCCGTGCGCTTCGGCCGGCGCGGCACCAAGTGTAACGGGTTAACTTCACCACCGTCCGTGGGTGCCGTGAGCCCGCCGCTGTCCTTGATGCGGCGGAACCTGCCCTGGCCCGGTGCGATGCGCCCGCCGCTGTCCATGGTGCTCGTGGTCGTTGCGCCCTTCAGGAAGTTCTCTTCCTTCGTGTCCTCTGGCCGCTTCAGTTCCGGCTGCGCCGCAATGGCGCCCTCGAACTTCTTCAGACGCATCAGTGCCTCGGTGCTGCCTAGCGCGACGCGAAGCCAATCGAAAGTCAGGTCAGATACAGGCGGCACGTCAGGCGGGGAAGCACTCTCCCGGTACGCCAGAGTGATATGGGGAATCCACCGCCCGTTGCTTTGTCCTTTGCCCTGTGGCGGCATGCCATAGGACGACACAGCCTCGACGACCGTCTCTTGCAGGTCCAGGAGCGATTGCGTCGTGTCCACCGTCGCGTATAGGCACGGACCGTCGTCGGTGTCGGGGAACACGTCATACCCGCGAACTTGCGTCTCGACAGGCTGACTTGTGCGCGCTATGGCTCCGACAATGTCGTGTAGCGTACCCAATTGCTCAGGCGTGAACTCGTCACGCTTGCCAAGGTAAGCGAGTGTCAGGTGCAAGTCCTCTGGCGGCTGTCCACCTTCGAGCGCGAGCAGACGGGCAGCGTCGGTGGGCACCTTGAGTGCCACCATGATTCCGTCGCTCTTGTCGAGCGCGGTCTTGATCACGTAGTCCGGGGTACGATTGTAGATCATACGTCGTACGTCAAGAAGCACCGGCAGTTTATGACGTTGCCAGCACTCGCTCCCTTACTGATGTCTCCTGGCCAGCCCAGGAACTCGCCACCCACGGTGAAGTCCTGATTGATCTCGACTGTCTGCCCGTCTGCGTCCGCGTGAATATCGCGCACGAACGGATCGCCGAGTGTGTTCCAGGTCTTTTCCATCGGCACGCCCGTCGCCTGTGCCGCTTCGTGCGCCGCGAAGTTAGCCGCATTACCGACTTCGGTCCGCGCGATCACCATGCTTCGGTTGGGAATGATCTCGTCGAGGAACAGATCGTCGATCCGGCTCGCAGTCTCTTGCAGGCTATCGCCCTCTTCGGTCGCCTCGGCCAGGATAACCTGCAACCGATCACGTGTCGTCTTGTTGATGTCTGCCACGCGACTCGCTGCGTTGCCACGAAGCCAGTTCACCATCGGATCACGGAACGGATCGGGAGCCTTCATCGTCGCGTCCAGGTGCCGAGCCGCCCACGGACCGTAGCTTGACGCGGTGTCGAGGTACACTTTCCAGTACGCCTGCTCTAAGGCTTCGCGCGTCTCTTGCAGGGCCTCGCTCATGCGCCGCTTCGATGGGTACACGTCAAGCACGGCGTTCCGCTGGCGATCGAATACGTCCGCGAACACGTCGGCTGCGTTGTGTTCAAGGATCAGCTTGCGGCGGTCCACCGTTTCCTTGATCACAGGGCGATCCCACTTCTTTGTGCGGATGCCGCACCTGTCCCGCTCGGCCAGGAAGTTCATGGTCGCCCAAAGCACTTTGTGGCGTTTACTTACGCAGTAGGTGCTTGGAATCATAAAATCATAGGTCTTTTATACTTCTTTGGTTCACTGCGAAGTTGCTCACGAATAGCAGCCCACAAAGCACCTGATGACGGTTTTTGTTTTGGTTTGGATGAAACCCCCCCCCCTACGTCCACAACTCCGTCACCCATCGCAAGATACCACACAAAGGACGACACCGGGTCCGGATCGTTCATAACGACTGTGAAACCATCGGCGTTCATCGACGTTAGATCCATCAATCCTTCGATGATGATGGTCGCGGCGGTGCTCTGATTGACATAACACTCGTTTGTATTATGTGCTACACCAACCTCGGTCACCCCGGGGCCTGGGTCAACCTGAATCGCATCCTTGTCAAGTACGCCGACGTAGTTTCTCTGCGTGGCACTTGCAACGAATCCAATGGACCGCTCGTCGAGAGCCTGAGCGGTATCAGCCGCGCTCTGCGCCTTGTTGTGCGACGCGAAGATCAGCCCTCGCGGCTCGAACGGCAGGCCCATCTCGCTGAACGGCGTCCCGTCCGTCCGCGTCAGCAGGTCGCCGACCGCGTACGTGCCGCCCTTCAGGCAGAGAACTTGAATATTTGGCTGAAGAACAGACGTGTCCAGCCAGGCCATGCGGAAGCCGTTGCTCAGCCAACTCGTCACCTTGCCCCGACGCAGCATGTCAAACGTTGCCGGGTTTGGGCGCCCCGCTGTGCACTCGTCGCCCAACCGGCAGTAAGACTTCGTCTCCGTCGTCGTGAAACCGTCACGCGCGTTGCCCACCAAGACGGCGTTCACGGGTGGGTCCTGTGCAGCCACGCCAAAACCCAAGCCGCTTCCACTGGTCGTCACTTCCGCCCCTCCGAAAAACATCGCGCAGTCGGGCTTGAATCCAACGGTCGTCGTGTCCTGATCGCCGTCAACGTCCGGAGGCGTTATCGTGATTGCCTTGACGTTCGTCAGGTCGGCGCCGCCGATCGCGATGTAGTTAATCAGGAAACTCACGGGGAACTGATCGTCGATTATGACGCGGAAACCATCAGACAGGAACGCGTCGAAATCGGCTGCGCCTTCGACTGTGTTAGTGAACGCCTCGATGATCTTGATACACGCGTCGGAGAACGAGCGATTCTTGGCGCCTGTGATGTCGAACCCGTTGATGCTGGCCGTCGCCGAGCCGCCTCGCTCGGTGGCGTTCACCATGAAGCCCGCGCCCATCTTGTGATCCGCCTCGGCCTGGCCTACCGCCGTGCGGCCAGACCACGAGAAGATGACAGCCTTGGGTTGAAATGGCAGACCACTAACCGTGACGGTTGTGCCAACGCCTCCTACCCCAATCGCAAAACTGCCGACTGCTGTTTGCATTTAGATGATTGTCGGTCGGATTCCCATAGTAAACGCGACCCACGCCTGCGCGCCCGTCGTCTTGAAGGGGTGAACTGGAGGAACCACCGGAAAAGTCCCGCCCGGGTCTTCCACAAGCACCACACGATTCCTGTGAGCCGTTGCCATCGAACACGACGTTTGCGAGTGATCGCTCTCCACGTAGAGGCCATCCTCGTAAGCGACTCCGTCGTCATCGACAGGGTACTCCATAACTTCCTCGTCTCCGTCTGCTCCGTACGCCGCGATCCAGAGTGTATCCTCCAAACCCCAACTCCACAGATACAGCGGGCCGGGGTCAGGCGTGACAGTCGGAATTGACTGATTGTGCGTGATGTTGACATCCTTGAAGATGACCCCGCTATCGCGCCACCCCTTCACGCGGTATACCTGTGCCGCAGCCTTGGCAGCGGCGTACGTCGAGAAGTCAACCACTGCTCCCGCGTCCTCGGCGAGTGCCTTCTTCCAGTACGCACCGAATCTTACGTTCCGCCCGTTGTTGATCGACAGGACCACCCATGGACCGCCACCGAACGGATTGGTTAGTTCCGTGTCGCCGTGGTTGACGAAGAACGCAACGAGTAAGTCTCCCGCGTCCACAGGAGGCAGCGTGACGGGGTGGGACTTCGACCTTTCAGGAAACGAGTACGGAGTGACACTTTGAATGATCGGAAAACCCATGATAAGTCTCCTTTAGGCTAGACTGACAGTCGGAGCCTTGATGACTGCGATTTTGAATTCGTCGGCCAGGATGGTCTTTCCCGAACTCTTGAATTCAATGTAGGCTTCGTAGTAGTGAATGACTTCGCCGACCGACACAGGCCACTGCGCAGCGGGGATAAGGTGATGATACTCTCCCGGTGTCGTGGTCGCGAGCAGTGTGATCGGACTCGCAGCAAGTCCCTCCACGAATAGCTTTGGCCAATTGGCGGTTGGCATATCGAGAATAGGCTTACCATTCGAGTCTGTCAGAAGGAAGACCAGGTCGATTCCAACTTCAGCCGCGTAGAACTGTATCATTGATCTTCCCCTTATCCTAGCTTCACTGTTTGACGCCGACCAGTATTGAATTTCACTGTGAATCTGGTGCTCGGTCGAACAACCAAAGTGCTTCGCTGCTCGAACACACCGATCGTCGGACCGATCGGCTCGCTTGGCTCAGCGTCGCTAATGCCGTTGACAGTCGCGACTCCGCTCGCGTTCGCAACCGCCTCGACAATCCCACCAGCGGCGGCGTTAGCACCCTCACCAAGAACAGTCGCAACGCCTGCGCTGTTCGCGACACCGTTGAAGACACTCGACGTTAGGCCATCTACTGTCGAGGTTCCAGTGCTCGACCCGTTAGCTTGAGTCATGCTGGCCCCAACACCCAACACGATCGCAACACCGTCAGCGTCAAAGTCAGACCCGGTCTCGGCACCATTAGCACCTTCACCGAGGACTGTCGCCACACCTGTACTCGAATACACAGTGGTGGCAATCGCTGCTCCTACATCAGCACCGACCGCTACACCAGCCGAACTACCGTTTGTCGTGACGATAGCAGCCGCCGAGCCGTTGCCCACTGCTACACCAGCCGATGCGGCCGTAGTCTGAGCGAACGACACGCCGACACCCGATCCTGTTGCTACACCGTCACTTGACACCACAACCTGAGCGATGGCACTTGAGGGTGCATCCGCTACCGCAATACCCGCTGCACTTGCGCTGCTTGTTGCTACAGAGTTAGCGGGGGCGTTGGCTGTGGACGTTCCAGTAGAAGAAGCGTCTCCAGCTATAACTATAGCACTATTGGCTGACGCGGTCGCTGCACCACTTGACGAGGCGGTGGTTTGAGTTAATGTAACACCCGCGCCGCTCGGTATTGCTACACCATCAGAGTCGCCGTCTGCTAGAGTGAGAGCCGCACCGACAACAGATGAAGCTGCGGCACCAGCCGAATTCCCGTCTCCTTCCTGAATATCTGCGGGCTCGTCTCCAAACGTGAGATAACCAATCCACTCGCTTGCCACACCGCCGGTCGCATCGACGATCAAACGGAAACTGCTTCCGTTCATCAAGTCAATGTCTTTAGCAGCGGTCACCGCTCCAGCGTTTGTAGGATAAGCGAGAACCTGATCGTATTCAAGCACTAAGTCAATTTCGCAAACCGACGAGCCCGTGATGCTGTTATCTTCCGACCACGTGCCCTGACAACGCCGCGAGGATATTGACGAGCCCGAGCCAAGAGACATACGATCTTCGATCACCGATGTCGCGGCTGTTTGTTCTATCGACATGCGGCCCATGAGCGATAGACCCTTGGGTGCGAAAGGCAAACTGCTAACTGTTGCCGTGGCGTTCAATGTGCTGCCGTCGATTGTCAACGCCCCCGATTTCCAGCCGCCACCTTTGATTGCCAGAGCAATATAGCGGCGACTCGTCGTAGCGCGGGCGATCCAGTTCAACCTGAAGTTGTCGGTCCCGAATAGAGTAAGCTGCGCTCGCGCAGTCGGATTGCCTCCCGCCACCGCGATCATGCCGAGACATTCGCCGGTCTTGCAGTATCCGTCCGTATCGGCTGTCGTCGAGGCATCGTCGTTATTACCTTCAACGTGGACGTTGTCAGCAGCGTTGATTCCAGCCGCGAAGCCTACGCAGAGGCCGCTATCCGCGCGTGTGGCTGTATTCGCGGCAGCGGTAGATTGTACTCCAGCGAACATGACAACCTGATTCGTCGCGCCTGAAGTAAACCCCGTGACCGTGTAATCGACATCACCCGTGGCGGCGGGCTCAGCGATGTCGATAACAGTGGCGACTGTGATGTCAGTACCGCCCCATGCTTCCCAATGGATCGCAAGGTCAACGACACCTTGGTCGTCAACTATCAGACTGAATCCATCGCTGTTGATTGCATTGATGTCTAGAAGGCCGTCAGCGGCGGGAGTGCTTGTGAGACTAAAAGCTACACAATCGTTTCGCAGACCAGACGTACACACCATCGTGCCAGCGGCGTCTTGATCTTGAGACCCAACTGCGCGGCGCAAGGAAGTGCTTGTGCAAAATCCAACTCCGCGTCGAGAATGGATTGTCTGAGAGGCTTGGTCGGTGGCGTTACCTAAACCCTGCCAGTAGAACCTTAGAGCCTTGGGCTGAAAGGATAGACCGCTAACAGTGTAGACCGTGCTAACAGCGTCAGCGGCTAGCCATCGGATCGTACCGTGCGCGTGTTCGAGGGCCATAGAGTCCTTTGCATTTCCACCGTGCCCGATGACTGTTGCAGTACCGCTACTCTGAGCCTTCGCGGGTTTTCGCGGCACTGCAACACAGCCTCCACTTTGGAAATGCTAGTGGGATTAGTCCTCGGAAATGGTGCTCGTGGTCTTGAGCCTTGGGATGACGCCGACCGCCATTGTGATGTTGGGGGTCACCGTACCTTTGTACATCAGCTTGTTCGCGACGCCCGAACCGACGCTAAAGTGCGTGATTGCTCCACCTGGCGCCGCCGTGCACTCGGGGAAGTCGATGTTCGCAACCGGGCTCACGACCGTAGGAGCGGTACCTGTCACCGACCAACCACCCGTTGTCCGCGCGACAGCGATTCGCGTATAGCCGGTGTAGGCCGTCTCGTTCGTCGTCTGGTCGCCCGCCTCACCCGGGTCCGCCGTGTGCAACGCGACGGTGATCGTGGTTGCTGGACCCGTCGTGTCGTCCTGAGCCAAGTCCGCGATAGCGGTGGCATTGAAGAACAGCTTGAGGATGTCTGACTCGAACGTATTGCCCTTGCTCATTTGGTTTCCCCCTGAAAAGTTGTCGAACAGGAATTCTTCGGGGTGTGCACACCCCCACTCTTTTATTTTACCACGACTGGTAGATCAGAAGCCCAGGAACCTGCGCAACCTATTGGAGAGGTACGGGGCGGTGCCCAGGCCAGCCAGGATACCGAACGCAAAGACGAGCCCGAACAGAACGTACAAGTTGTCGGACAGGGTGAACCATACCAAAGCGCACTGTACCATCATCGCACAATCACAAACGTCGTGCGTTTCGACAACTCTTTCAGCTTCGAGGCTCCCACGTATGTGCACGCTGACCTGAGCCCGCCGAGGATTTCCTGCACGGTGTCGTCCACGCTGCCTCGGTAGTCGATCTCGACGACTCGACCCTCAGCCGCCCTGTAGGGAGCCACGCCGCCAGCGTGCTTGTCCATCGCGACCTTAGACGCCATGCCGTAGTACCTGACTAAGGGCGGCACCACGGGCGTGCCATCAGGAAAGCACTCAGCGTGACCAGCGAGCATACCACCGAGCATAACGAAGTCGGCGCCGGCAGCGAAGGCTTTCGTCACGTCGCCAGGGGTTCGACAGCCACCGTCAGAGCAGATAAGGCCCCCGAGCCCGTGCGCGGCGTCGGCGCACTCGATGACGGCGGATAGTTGCGGGTAGCCGACACCTGTGACCTGTCGCGTGGTGCAGGCCGATCCTGGCCCGATGCCGACCTTTACGATGTCCGCGCCCGCGAGAATCAGTGCCTCGGTCATGTCGGGGGTCGCCACGTTGCCAGCCATGATGACCTTGCCGGGGTAAATGCCACGAATGGTGTCGATGAAGTCCACGAAGTCTTCGATGTACCCGTTCGCCACGTCGAGGCAGATTTTGTCCATTGACTCGTCTACCTCACACTCCCCGAGCCCGAGCGTGACGAAGGCAAACGCATTCGGGACGTTCTTGCATTCGTCGATCGTAACAAATTTGTGCAACGCCGTGAACATCCGGTGCTTCGCCAGTGCTTGCGCCATGCGGGGCGTGCCAACCGTGTCCATGTTGGCTGCGATGATCGGCACCCCTCTGATTGTCCTGTCGGAGTGCAGCATTCTGAAGGTTCGCTCAAGGTCGATCTGCGCCCGAGACTTCAACTTCGAGCGCTTGGGGCGAATCAGCACGTCGTCGAAGTCCAGCTTCCTCTCAGCGTCAACTCTCATGGTGCCCGTTCTTCTTGGCTTCAGCGTGCTCTTTCTCGTCGAACGGCCACACGAAATAGCCGTGTCCTTTTCCTGGCCACCAATTATCACCAGCGTACACCCAACCTGAGCCCTCAGTGTGCGCCTCGCGCATAGACCGATTGTAGTGCTCTTCGTTGTCCTTGTTGACGATACGAGACGCGAAGTCGGCTCCCAACTCTTTCGACTTCGCCACTGTCCAGGCTGTGATTTTATGCCAGTACCCCATGCGCCGGTACATAGGGAACACACCCGCACTCAGGAACGCCTCGGTGTCGCGGGCGTCTTTGAGGTTCATTTCGATGATGCCGAAGCCCACAACCACACGGCGACGCTCGACCTTGCCGTCAGCGTCGGCACCGTCTATGTCATCGCTGACTTCGTAGACCGTCTCGTTACGCCCGAGTGTCTCCGGCTCGTGCGACCAGCCGAAGGCTTTCTCCATTTCATCGGGGCAGGTGTTGTAGAATTCGGAAAGCAGCTTGACAGCCTGTTGGGCCGTTAGCCGGCGTACCTTCATGTGCGCTCGCCTGGTACTCGAACAGACTCCTCCGCGAGCACCTTGGCTTCTCGCTGAACACGCATCACCTTGATCAGCCCGTATACGCCGACAACTGTGACCATGTCGTCGTCTGGCAGAACCTTTGCCATGCTCTCCTCGGCGAGTAAAACGCTTTCCTCGCCGGTATCGTTGTCCATACGAACGAACAGTGTTGCGGGCAGTGTGTGCTTGATCATGAATCAAACTTTCTCCCTCGTCCGAAAATGCGCTCCCAGGATTTGTCCATCTCGTCGAACAGAATATCGAGACGCTCGAACGGGTCCAGTATCGCGCTTTCTTCTTTTGATAGCTCGTTGATGTACGCGAACGCGCGGGCAAACGTCGGGACGATGGTGTCCGCGTGGTACTTGAGCCACGGGGAAATGATAGTGCCTTCCTTGGCAACGACAACTATGTCGCGGGCTTGTTCCCATGCGAAGAGCACTTCCATGCTCGTGCCGACGCTCGGCTTGTCGTAGTTCACAAGCACGACTTCGGAGTCGATGATGTCCTGCTTATCAGCCTCGACGATCAGAGCGTCGATACCAGGCTCGTTCTCGCGCCCACGGTAGTCGTTACGCATGGGGTCGATGTACGTGTGCTCTGGATGGTCCTTCTTCGCTGCCTCGCGCCAGTCCTTCGCCTCGGTGTCGGTGCAGCCGTTAATAGGGCCACAGAGATATACGCGCATCAGAACCTCCCTGTTCGCTTCTTGAGGGTTTCGATTTCGACCTTCGCGCGCTCTTCCCACTGAGCGAGTGCCGTGTGTCGCGCCTTGTCGTCTTCGATCTCGCCGATACGATTCGGCGGGGCCATCACAAGCAGCCGATCCAGCGAGCGACCTTGCCGCTCCTGCTTACGCTTCCCGCTTGTCATCTTCATGATGCAGCTTCCCCTTGCGCTGGACTCACGGCACCTTCTTCTACTTTATCGCCGAGTATCCCACCCGGCACTTCGATTGCCAGCACTTGAGGGATGATCTCGTCGAGCAGACCGAGTGCCACTTCCAGCTTCTCTGGATACTCGCGTGCTGAGATAAGTCCAAGCCGCACGTACCCAAGTGCCTGTGACAACTTCATGTCAATCTTTGCCATCACACCTTCACTTCCTTTCGCACCTGCTCTGAGTCGCCAAGGGTCGTGCCGCACATGCGGCCCTTCTCGTTCGTCTTCGCCACGCACAGCATCCCGAGCGGTGTCGGCACCGTGACTTCCTTGCAGTATGGGCAGTTCATCGCGCCACCGGGGGGCGAAGCTGAATGTCTCGCCGCCACGTCTTGCCAAACCGCTTGTCCACTGCGAAGAACGGAGCAGTCGGCGTACCCGCCGCTTGCATTCCCTTGATGCTGAACTCGGTTCCGCCCGGCCATGAGCCAGCCGCGATTATGTTCTGGAACTGTGCTTCGACGCTGTGGTGCCCGAGGACCATGTAGTCGAACGGAGGAACTCGTGCCTGTCGTAGCATCTCCTGGTAGCGCGACGAATGTCTACCCATGCCGTAGAAAGGGATTCCCCACGTACTCGACCCGGTGTCATCGCCGTGCACCTGAAGGAAACGCCAACCCATCACGTCGTTGATCAACCACCATGTCTCAGGAATGGTCCACGTGACATTGTTCAGTGGGCGCGTGCGCTCCTGAAGCCACTTGTACGTGAGGTAGTCGAAGTTGGACATCGGCGAGTGTTCGCCCTTCATGCCAAGCCGACCGTGGTTCCCAACTGTGCCGGTCGCCCGCACGTTCTCGAAGCGCGCCGACATGCGCGTGAGTAGGCCCTCGAATTTGTCCACGCAGAACAGGATTTGCTCGATCAGGTTCATGTCGATCTCGCGCTGCTGTCCACGAAAAATCGTCTCACCCTCGACGATGTCACCGTTGAACCACACGTTCAGGTTCTTGACGTTGACGTGGTACTTCATGACACTTTCGACAGCGTCGCCAAGGTAGTCGATCTGCTGTGCCAGAATCGCGGTGTTGAAGTCGCCGAGCCCGCCCGTCTCACGGGAACTCGTGGTCAGGCCAGCCTGCACGTCACTGATCACGAGGACGGCTTCCTCCTCGTGCATCTTGCCGGGCAGCTTGATAACGGGCGGTTTGATTGCGGGTAGTTGTCGGTCCAGAGCGCGAGCACCGACGAGCAACTTCTCACCAATGACTTCCCACGCGGTCTGCCGAGCACTCAGCTTGCGGATGGTCGCCTGCGCAGCCTCACGGTCGTACTTCTCGGTCGGCGTCTCGGGCAGTGCCTCTGGTTTCGGAGGTTGCAAGGCTGCCTTGCCACGTGCCAAGGTGTCCGCGTTCTGATTCGCTCGATAGGTGCGGCGCAGGGATTCGAGCGCGGGGGTACTGATGTCCGTGCTGTACTTGCCACGTATCGCCAGGGCCAGTTCAGACTGTGTGCACTTCGGGGCCATCTGCTTGAACCACCGAGGGAAGCCGGGCACCCTCGACCACAGGACTTTGCCTTCGGAATTGCGTGGTAGTTCCGCCGTTGCCGTGACTTTGGGCATGCGTTCCTCCTACTTAGTAGGATCAATGAAGCGAGTGAATTTATCGGGTGCGCTTTAGAGCGGGTGTTCGAGATGACTCACGCGTAGCTCAAGTGCCACGAAACGATCGACGGTCACTTGTGAGCGTTCGTCACCCATCTGCGCGCGGAGTCGGACTTCGGTGGCTGTAGTCGCCAAGGTCGAAGCCAAGGTCGCAATTTGCTCAGCCAGTTTCTCAATTGCAGTAGCGGTTTTGTCCTGCGACTTATCCCACCGAATGATAGCTCGGCGTATAAGCCAGCCGATCATAGCAAGGATCGGCACGCCGAGTAGTGGGAACCACTTCAGGACCAGGTCAATTTCCAGAGCGCTCATGGCTTTGCCGTTCCATCGCACAGGTCTGTGGCTCGAAGCCACTCGGTCGCATCGGGCACCTGAATGCCGCGATGCCACAGCTTGTCAATCGTGTTCTTGCCCGTCCACGTGAGCACAACATCGGGCGGGTCATGTTTGCCGTCTTCATAGACAGTGCCGAAGATCAGTACCTTCTGCTTGTGCCACGCGTGCGCGTACACGTGACGCCCGTCATCGCAGCCTGTGACGATCTCGTCACGTGACGGCTTCGATTCGGGGATGACAGGCAACGGCTCTCCTGCGTAACCACCGCCAGCGAGTGCGAACACGAGCGCGAGCGCCGCGATCACGTGATGTTTTTCCACGATCATCCATCTTGGGCCGCGTTGACTATCCATTTCACTTCTCCTCTGATTTGAACTGTCGCCGAGGACGACGGGAGGGCCGGTGCTCGGAGGGAGTCTTCTCCTTCGCACCGGATTCGTCCCCGACGACAGACTTTTGCGAATCACCCTTCAGCGACTCGCGAAGTGTTCTTCCAAACTCATTCACAAACTCGAATGCTTTGTCCACAGACTTCTGTGACTCGTCCGGCAACGGCGCACCGTCCGGACTCTCGGGAGGACCACCGAACGGCGGCTTCTTCCCACCGAACGGGGGCATAGGCTTACCATCTGGACCGATCTGCGGGGCAGGCGCAGGCGGCTTCGCCGAAAGCGGCACACCCTGATAGTAGTACGTGTTCATCGCTTCGACTTGGCCCACGTCTTCCCCCTCTGAGCCTGGAGGCCCATTCAGGTTGCCACCTTCGCTGTCGCCACCTGGACGCGTATCCTCGGCCGGCTCCTCACCTTCAGCGGGCGGCGCAGGCGGGACCGGGTTGCCGTCCTTGTCGAACGCCTTCGTTTCGTACTGCGGCTGCCCCTCCACAGGCTCACCAGTCGTCGGATCAACTTGTGGCGCGTTCACAGGCTGCTTGTCGCCCGGTTTCGCGCCCGGCATCGGCGTCTTCTTCTTAACCGTCTCGACCGGGTCCAGGCCCAACTCCTCTCGCGCCTGATTCGGCGTCATGATCGCGGAGTCAACCAGCTTTGTCACGCGCTCCAACTCCTGCGTCATGTCGTCCAGTTCCAGGTCTTTCAAGCGCAAACGGAACATGCCAGTATTGATGCCCATGTCAGGATCGAACAACGTAGCGCGCAGTCGATCCTCGATGATGGTTTGGATCGGCTCGATAGCACCGTACTTGTACGCGCCAAGCATCTCGGTCGCGGGGTTGCCAGCGAGCCCGGAGCCCGCCCCCGTCTCAGCCCAACCGATGCGGTAAGGCGGCACGTTGTGCGCGATCAGAACTTCCTTCGCCAGGTCGGAACGCCGGAACCGAAAGTGCCCTTCGCGAAGTAGCTCGCCCAACTTCTCGACGTTCATCTCCGTCTCAGCCGAGCCTGCAACGATAAGGTTCGTGTGCCCGCGCCCCTGATTCTCGCGCATCTGCTCAAGCACGCCGTCCTTCATCGCCTCAGCGACTTCCAGTGACTCACCCTTGAAGTGAATGATGTAGTCCGTCTGACCGCCACTGGCGAACCACGACACGTTGAACTCTCGAATGGCCGTCAACTCGGCGATCGTCGGCACAGCACTGATCCATTTCGGGATGCCGTACCACAGCGAGCGCGGGCTGTATTCCTTGAAGATGATCACTTCGGATGCCAGGCGTTCCGGGTCGGTGATCGCAGCCATCTGCTTCGAGTCCTGCCAGTTGTACACCTGCCCCGTCTCAGCGTCCACTTCGCATTTCGCACCGAACTTCTTGAAGAAGCGGATACGGCCGGCGCGAATCTGCACCCACCGACGCGGGTCAATCGTGGCGCGCATGGTGAACGATGGGATCGGATAGATGGCACCGATTGGCGCGTAAGCGCGCGGAGCCCAGGCTTCAGCCATGCGCACAACTTCCCATACAGCCCAACCGATTGCCTGTTGCTCCCACGCTGCCTGGTACAGTAGCTCACCGAACGTCAGGTCCGGCGTCATCAGTTCCATGCCCTTGCGGAACTTGTCGGGCATCTCCGACTCCATGAGAGCCTTGTCGCCCTTCTGACCCTCGACCGGCTCGAAATCCCAACCACGTCCGCACGCGTCATAGGCTTTCGCCATGAGACAGCCAGAGTGCAGTGTGTTCTCTTCGGTGAGGTTCAGGAGTCGTTCAGGCGGGAGCGGGGGTTCGAGCGCAATGCCTTGAGAGTACAGGCCCTCGAACGGGTCCTTGATCTGATGCGACGCGGGGTAGTCGGGGACGAACTTGCGGATGACGGACACCTGGCCGCCTTCGCTCTTGCTGACTTCGTTGCCCAGGTGGATGATCTTCGGGACGGGCGCGGTGAGCATGCGAGTCATATACTCGCTTGCTCCCGGTTCGAGACGACCTTCGGCTTCGGCCGCTTGCTTCTGGACCTTCTTACCGCTGCGAGTGTTCGAGTACAGCCACGTATCCCGCCCTCCAGCACGCCTGCTCATGCCCGTGTCCCCCCACTCTTTCATTTTACCACGGTTGGAGGTTTCAATTGTAGCTGGACAGCACCCGCATGATCGGCACCCATTTCTTCTCAGTCGGTATCGGTTGCCCGGTCATCATCAGTTGCATCAGTTCCATCGGGTTCGACACGCTCGGCATGTCCTGCTCGATCGAGCCCGACAGTGTGATATGGCCGTCGCTTTGCTTGCGGCACTCACACACCTCGAACTTCATCGGGTGTAGCTCAAGCTGGAAAAAGTTGTTGCCGTCCGCGTCGCGCCTCTGTGGCCGCTGCTCTCCGAACTTCTCTTCAGGGTTTGGCATGGTTAGCCTCCTCTCTGTGTTCGTTCGATGTCGTTCTGAAGCAGGTTCATCATGGCTCCGATTGCCTCGAACAGGCCCGGGTTGTTCATCATGGCGATGGCGAGTAGCTGGACCATCTGCCCACGTGACCCGAGCGTTTTCCACTGCTGCGTCGCCTTCTCGACATTCTGTAGCTCAATGACCGCGAACATCGTGCGCACAGCGGTGCGGTTGTGCTTGTCGTCCGTGTAGACGCCAGGCCCACCTTCGGTCGGCGTCTCGACAACAAAGTAAGGGGCGAGAACCGCTGACGAACTGTCCGACCGCTCGTCAGCCACTCTACACGTCCTGACCGAGTGCCAACACGGCGCCGGTAGGCTTTTGGTTGCGGTGATACTGACTCGCCTCGTGGAGCCGCCTCATGGCCGCCAAGGTGTCAGCGTTCATGGCACCAAACGTGGTACCGCAGCACTCGAAGAAGTGCGTGGTGCCGTGCCAGGTCGCAGCCTGTTTCTCCCAGGCCGACTCGGGTCGGCGCGGACGAGAACGCGGACCTTGCTCGGTGATATCTACGTCGAACAGGCCCTCTTCCCCGTCGAACTCCATCTCGGGCGGAACGTCTTGTCGGCTCATGGCTGTCCTTCCGTGCTGTCTTCCGCTAGATCGGCCGCTAGATCGGCGAGACGCGCACCGACAGGTCGATTGAAATAGTCCACAGCATCCCCGATGCTGTCTCCCTTGTCCTGTACCAGAACATACTCGGCCGCCTCTACCGCAGCCTTACCTGCTGGACTCTTGGCCCACGCACTCTCACACGCACAGGTCCCGTCCTTCAGGATCACGTGCTTGTCGCCTTTGCATTCTGTCTCCATAGAGTGTCCCTCCTACTTAGTAGGATCAACCGTGATAGCTCTTTCTCCGAAACTCGGCCGCCACTGAGTCCACGTGCAGCGCGTGATCTTCGAGGATACGAGCCACGTTACCGCGATTTCGCGGTGTCAGAACGATGTCAGGACCGCGTGGACGCTTCTTTCTTGGCTTCGGTGCAGGCTTGGCAGCCTTCCGTTTCTTCACCGAATCACACTTAGCGTCCACTCGTACCTTCGGCGCAGACCCTTCGCTTCACTCGGAAACGGTATCGCGTCCACGTCGTACAGGTTGTCTTCCACGTCCGCAATCTTGATCAGACGAGCACTGTTGTCGGCCGCAGCACGTACCACATAGTCGGCATACAGTTCCCCTGGACGCCGAGTGAGACGGTCCACGACCTTACCCACGTCGGAGCCGAACGCAGCAACGATAGAGTCGTTGCTCACGCCGCAATCTTCGCACACGTCGTGCAGCACGGCAGCAGTGCGAAGCACCTGACCCTCGTGCCCGACCACCCGAGCAAACGCGTGCATGACACGCAGCGGGTGCAGGATGTAGGACGAGCCATCCTTGCGCGTCTGGCCGGTGTGCGCCTTGACGGCAAGCGCAATCGCGCGCTCTTCCATTGTGCGCTCCATCTCAGGCCCTCGGCGGTACATCGTCTCGGACTTTGCTATGAACTTCATCTTTCGGCTCCCTTCGATGCCATTCGCTCTTGCACTTGTCGCCCTCGCTGCACCACGCCATGTGTACCGTGACCTTGTCGCGTTTGACCACCGCGCGCCCATACCCCACGAGTGCCTGGTAGTTCATGGCTCGTTCGTCGTTGTCTCGGGCGCGGGTGTCGCCTCTTCCCGTACCGGGTCTGACATCTCCGGAGTCGGCGTATATTCGACCACAGAGGCTGGTGGGAAGTCGATCTCCGTCATCTCACGTGCCTCGGCTAGACTACGCCACTCGTCCACTACAGCGGCGCGAGCGGTGTCGATTGTCCCGGCTTCGACGACTGGCTCACGGGGCTCCCTCGCAGGGGACTCCCACTCGCCACTCGCCCCGGCACCACCGCTCGCGCCACCTTTCCCTTCGAACTTCTCTTCCAACACAGACTCGATAAACGCCAACTTCACTTCGTCTCGCTCACGCTGTGCTTTCAGTACAGCCTCGACAAACACCACCGAGTCGAGCGGTGATAGGACTAGCGTCGGCGGGCCATCATCTCGGTTTCCGTCAGGCATCGAACGGCGCGCTTTGGCGTCCGCCATGATGCGCTCACGGAACAACCTGAAGCGTCGCTCATACACTCGGTTTCTCCAGGCGTTGTTGACAGCCTTGAACAGAGCCAGGAGCCCGCCAAGTCCGCCGAACACGAGACCAAGCACAATCACCGCGTCGAGCATTGGAGTCGTCATATTACTTCCTCCACGTCTGTGATGCGGTACCTGTGTTGCCGGAGGTATCGACCGCGCGCACAGTCAGCGTCACATTCTTCGAGTTTGGAAGCAGCACCGTCGTGCTCCATGTCATGCTGTTCATGAGATACACTGTCGTGGTTCCGTTGACAGTAATCTCGACTCGGGCCAGAGCCGTTTCGTCAGTCGCCGATACCACAACCGTTCGCTTCGAGCGATTCGGCGTGATTGTACCGATCTGCACCGTTGGAGCGGTAACGTCCGATGACGGTGGGGCCACGGTAACGAGCACCGACATACTGTGCACTGACTCGTTAAAAGTCAGATCGTACGCAGTCACATCAACACCATGAGTACCCACTGCCAGCGACGGCAGGATAGCGTCGATCCTAGACCCAGGGATCGGAGCCGCGCTCGGAGCAGGGGTGTCCACCGTCACGATGCCATCCACATACACACGGTAGCCTGCCAGGTCAGTCAGAGGCGAGCCGTCTGTGTTGGTCGTCGGCTCACTCCACGACGCTACGCACGAGATCGGACAGGCTGCGAACACTGGAGAAACCGCGAGCATCAAGAGCGCGCACAGGAACACACTCCAGCGCATCACAGCCCACCATCCGGCCCGTAGGCCAAGTCATCTCGGGGCTCGACTTCGTCTAGCACGTTGTCTTCGCGCCACTTGTCGCACGCCACGTAGATGTCCTGCTTGATGCCCATGTCGCCTGCGACCATCTTCGCTGTCTCGGCCGTGTACATGCCGCGACGCGGGAACGCCGACGCGATCAACTCACACATGCCTCGGATGTACTCGGGGTTGTCGTGGATCGTGTCGTCGGGCTCGATCAGTTGCGCCGCCTGCTCGACCATGATCGCGTACAGTCCGCCGCCTAGTGCTGTGTCTTTCTCGATTGTCATGTCAGTTCCTCCCTGAGCGAATGCTGTTCGTCTTCGCTCCACGTGCACCGATTGCCCGGCGTCGCTTGTTGTCAGCCTTGCGCCGAGACTTCCGCTTGCTCGGCTTGATCGTCTTGTTGACCATCGGTCGAGCGTCCCTAGCGCCGATCTTGCGGCGTGCCTTGCGGCTCGTGCTCGGCGGGCCAGGGTTGTACGCTGCTTCGCGCTCGGCGCGGGTTGGCTGTGTCACGTTCGTATCCGGGTCCGCCACCGCGTACAATTCCGGAATCTCGGCCATGCTGCCGTCGTGTGGGTCCATGTTAGTACGACGAGTCCGACTCGCTCGGCGTCACGATTTTGACCAGCTCCCGCTGCTCCCGTAACTCGGCCTCGCGTTCGAACTTATCGGGGCTTTCGATCATGCACTCGGGACGTAGCCGTGGTTTCGTCAGGTACGCCAACGACTTGTCGATTACCAGTATCAAAGTGTCCATTTGTCACCCTCCCTACTTAGTAGGATCAACGAAATGCACTAATTCCCCTTCGAACACGCGCAGCAGAAAACGGGAGCCTCGCAGTCATAGCACCACCGGCCGCGCAGCTTGAGCCCGAGGGAGTAAAACCAGTAGTCGATGCAATCCCACCACCAGGCTAGCACGCGGTCTGCTCCGTCTCGAAGAGGGTGCGTAGCTCGTTCCGGTCCTTGCCGTCGCACACGTCACAGAGCGTCAGTATCCATCCTCGGTCGTTGCGAGTCCGACCCCGAGCCCCGCACGCTTCGCACGTCCGCCGCGAGATGGCACAGAGCGCGTCCACGAAGCCCTCGACACGGTCGTACCCGCCTTGCCCTGCACCTTTCGTGTGGAAGTAGATGCGTAGGTCGCCGAACTTCTCTTTCACCTGAGTGACGACCAGGTGCGCAAAGCCCGACTTTGGATTCCACTTCTTGTCGTGCTCGACGTGGTCGAAGAGTGCTTGCACGAGATGCTGCCAGCCTGGCCCAATAGATGCCTTCGCCATCTTCACATCGTAGCCGTACTCACCAGCCGCGCGCTCGAACACTACAAAGCCCGGTCCCACAGGCGAGCCGCCGTTGATCTTGTCGCGGCCCTTCTCGCCCATGTGGTACTCGCGAACTACTTCGATCGGGTCCTTACCAGCCTTCGGTGGCTCAGGCAGGAAATCAATCACAACGACGGGCGGCACTGGCAGGGTGAATGGTGTGAGAATCAACACAGGCTCCGGCGCGGTTGTACTCGGTTGCGGAATGGCAACACGTGTCCCACATGTCGGGCAGTACCCCGCCGTGTTGAAGTAACAGGTGTGCTCAGTGTAGTCCTTATTCGTCGTCATGTGCTTTCCTCTCCCTGTGAACGATCTCACACGCTGCTCGGTTGGATTCGTTTCCGTCTGCTGCTCCAGAGCCAGACGGTATCCCGTCACTTGTCGTAGCTGCCTCGTCGTCCGTGCCCTCCACTTTCTTGCTATGCAGTATGCACGGGAACGGGCGTAGAATCAGCTTCGGGTCCGGCGCGGGGTCACAACCATAGCAGTGCGTCCGTGACAAGTCTGGCGAGTCTGGAATGGACGGCGTCCGTGGAATGAACACGCTCGTGGTGTCGTTTGGGTCGTTTGGCATCACGAACGATCCTCTATGATGCTCGTGATTTGATCCACCGGGTAACGGTACGTCTTTCCCTCGTCCGTCCTGATCCAGTACATGAGCCCCTGCGCAGCAAAGCCTGTTTCCATCACCGCACCGTGCAGGATGATCTGCTTCAGCGGTGACTCGGGTCGCATGGTCACGGACACGGAGAACGGTTTCATCTCAGACATTGAAATAGGTCCGCCCCTCCTATCACGCACGTGGCTTGTTGCAATGCGCGCATCGTGTGTAGCAGGACGAGCAAGAGGACGAAGATGTTGACACAGATCGCGGCCATCGTCTCACCCGACAGTGCTCGCACCACATTGCACCAAATTCGTCGAACGGCTCCATGACACGGTGCCTTCGATGAAGCCACCGACAGAGCCACGCGGGCACCCGGCCGATGATCATGATATAATATCACTTCGTGCCTTCCTCGACGCGCTCGCGCAACGCCTGCTCGTATTCCTTGACTTGTTTCTCCAAGTCTTCATCAAACACTACGTTGCGTACCCGCATGCCGTCATCCGGTGTGATCATCTCTCGCAAGGTCACTGGTAAACGATGCAGATTGATTGCTTGATCGTCAGTCAGCCTACCTTCGAGATACAACTTCACAATCCGAGTGCACCCTGTCTCTCTGCACGGACAGCGTGAGGTACTCATGCCGGCCTGATCTTGACGAACTTGTGCCGGTGCGTGCCGTCCGGGTAGATGCTCTTCGGCTTGCAGCAGATTGCACCATCGCGCTCGCGTAGAAGCCCGCAGGCGAGCGGCTCAGCCTTGACGAAAGCCTCGAACCACTCAGCGGCAGGTGTCTTCGGCAGACACGCCTTGGTGTGCGCCTCGGCAATCTGCTTGACGAGTGCAGGCCAACCATCATCGCGTCGATGCCCGTTGACTGAGCCCGTCGCGATGCGCTCGCGTCCGATGTACACCGCGTAGTGGTAGTCTGACACCGGGGCAAGATCACTCACGTTCCACACCTGAAGTGTTAGCATTGCTTGTCCTTTGCGTCCAGCCTCTTTAGTTTCTCTATCGCAGTCCAAAACCGCTCCATGCACTTGCTACAGCCTTGAACCTCGGCCAGGACCCTGTGCTTCGGATGCTGCCGCGTCGTGTCGTTCATACCTCTTCGTCCAGGTTAAACGATGCGCGTCCTTCGAGTGTCGGCTTGACCGAGAACAACCGATCGACCACCTTCTGCACTGGCTCAGCCGGCGCTGGCACGGGTCGATCCACGTAAATCGGCTTCGGCTCTCCCACAAGCACCGGGCGCAAAATGTTCTCGATGTCCTGCAACGTCACGTCCTGCTTCGCCAACGTCAAGGCCATGATGTCCTTCATCACCTTTTCCAGACGGGCCATGTCCGTCCCGTACCGGAACTCGAACTTCTTGCACTCGCACTGCGGCCCCGAAGGACCGTTCCGCGCAATGTCCGCAAACACCGTCTCGCGGAAGCTGCACCCGTTGGCTTTGTGCTCGGGGTATGCGTGTCCGCACTTGCACATGTCCTGGTCGATCGGCTGGCGCGTGGTTGGCTTCGGCTGCGCGGCATCCCAAGGCGCCCAAGGAGCCTGAAACACCCACCCCTCACCGCCGTCGCTTACACCCATAAGACTCCCCCTACTTAGTAGGATCAACAGAACAGTGACATTCTGCCGATCACTCGCCTCGGGGGTCCTTGTACCCCTGTTGTGGGCCTCGCTGCCAGGGGAGCGTGCTTTTCGTGAAGCTACCGACCGACGCCCCGCCCGGCATGTTGTATCGGTTTAAGAGCCACACAAGGGCCTGTGACATAGCGTCCACCTGGTCGTCGTAGGCTCCCCGAGGGAACTCAGCGCACTCCTGAATGAAGTCCTCTACCCACGGGGCGCCCATCGGCAGGACGATACAGCCCGACTCCCACAGCGGCTCGACCGTGGACGCTCGGCTTTCCTTGCCGCCCATCGGCTCGACAGGGGTCAGGCCAGGGATGGTCGTACGCAGGTCATCAATCACGGCGGTGCCGTTCGCCTTGTCCTCGACGAGGATACGGGTGATCCTCGTGAACTTCGCTCGGGTCGTGCGCACAGCCGCCTTCGTGGCTGAGAACGCCATACGCGCTCGTGTCTGGTGGATCAGGTAGAACATGCCGCCTTTTCGAATCCAGCACTGACCGACCACATAGTCTGAGTCCGCCAAGTCTTTGAACGACATATCCCAGGACCACACCGCGTCGTCCCATCCCTTTTCCAGGCGTAGCTCCAGGGGCAGGGTATCAATGACGATCTTGTCGCGGCTGAACATGCCGCCCGTACGCGGGGTCGGACGCTGTTGGAACTGCGCAGCGTAGGCGTAGCTGCCCATCGCGATCTTCTGCGCTGCAACCCACGCAGTATCGTAGCGCGCCGGCCACAGTAACTCGCCGTCTTCTACGCGTTCGTCTACCTCGGTTGGCAGCCATTGCACCCCCGAGGGGACGCTGATTAGCTTTGCACCCTTCTCGAACTCCATCGCCAGATTCAAGTGCACGTACTCGCCCTTGTCCAGGATGTCCTGTGACAGATCGGCGAAGTGGGCGCGCTGCGCGATGACCACGCGTCGAGCGGTGCGTGGGTCGTTGCCTCGGGTGCTCATGACTTCGTTCCACCACCGTACGGCCTCTTCCCGTTTCAGGTCTGACTCAGCCTCGGCCACGTTGTGTGGGTCGTCGCAGACGATCAGGTCGCCACCCTCTCCAGTGTTGGCACCCGCAACCGACGTGGCGAGCCGATAGCCCTTGTCGGTGTTCTCGAAGCGCATTTTCTCGTTCTGATCGCCGGCAATCGTAAAGCGATCTGCCCACTGCCCCTGATACCACGGACTCTGAATCAATTGCCGCGTGTACAGCGAGTCACGCGTCGCGAGCGGTTGTGAGTAGGACGAGTAGAGCATGCGCAGCTTCGGGTCCTGAAGCCACAGCCACGCAGGGAACATCACCGACGAGATGACCGACTTGCCGAACCGGGGCGGGACGTTGATCAGGAGGTTCTTGAAATCCAACTTGTAGAGCGCGGTCAAGTGTTCGCAGATTGCCCCGATATGCCAGTTGTTCTGAAACTTCGCGGCACGAACGACGGTAGGCCAGGCGAATTCGACAAACGTCTCAAGATCGTTCTGACACCCGAGCGTGAGGATTTCGTCCGGGCTCTCCTCGACAGATTGAATCGGGTCAAGCTGATTGATCAGCCGCATGTCTCTTTTATTTTACCACCTTTACCCCCTTGTCTTGTCGCTCGTACCTCTCGACCGCGCCGTCCTTCGTGAATCTGATCTTGTACGGGTCTCGGCGAGTTGACTCTCTCAGCGGACGCGTCTGCGGGATGACAGGTGCGTCTTCGTACTTGAACGGCACGAGCGCGGGCGAATTCGGAGCCAGCTTCGATGACAGCACACGCGGTCGCAGGGCTTCCCAGGTTATGCGGTACACGTGACGGTTGGGCATACCCGGCGTCGAGTGCTTCACAGGCACGTCCAGATGATCACTGATCGCAGCCGCCATACCCTGCGAGCGGCTGATACCGGCATCACAGTGAATGACCAGGTTGACCGCCCAGGCCCGCACAAACGCCGCAACCCTGCGCGCATCCTCGGGCGAGTACAGCCGCACCTGTGCCTGCCACTTGTCGCTCCCCAGGCTCCTGAGATCGCTTTCATCCACGTCCCAAAACGCCAGCCGCAGAATGTCCAGACGGAACTCGTCTGCTGGCAGGGCGGCAGCATGATCGTCCATGTTGAAGCCTTGTGCATTTCCCTTTGGCCCGTACACGGCTGGAGTCGAAATGCTGATCAGAGCGTACGGCTCAGTCAGGTCCAACCCGAACTCGACCATCTCACGGCTGAATGTGTAGATCATTCCATCCTCCCCATTTGTTTCAGTTGCTTGCTTGTGTCCGCGTATCGTGTTGGCTCGCCCTTGACGATTATCTCGAACAGCAACCCGAGATTCTTCGCCTTGCCTTTACGTTCAGCAGCGTCGAGTGCCTTGGCGAATGCCTCCTCGTAACTCTCTGCCTTCACTTTCTCGTCCATGTCGCCAGACACGATTCTGTACGTGATCATCGCAGGTGCACCCCCTTGACAATCGCGTGCCCGTCGAACCACTCCACGTCCTTCGCCAGCAACTTCCTGGTGGACATGTCACGCGCCTTCTTCAGCGCATCCTCGAAGGAGTCAGCAACGATCTCCTTGGCAAACGAAATGTCATCATCGAACCCAAACTCGATGCTATACATTGGCATTATGCCCTCCCCATTTTCTCCTGAACCAACCGGCTCAGGCCATCCGTTGTCGCCAGTACCTCACGCACCCGCTCACGCTGAATCCGGGCCAGGGTCGCTCGATGATTCTTCGCCTTGCGCTCGTGCTCCTCGACCAGGCTTTCGTAGTCTGCCAGGCCGAGCGTCGTCTCCTCGGTCGTCCCGCGCTTCTTGTTGTCCCACTTCACCTGGACGCGGGGCCAACGGGCATCGTCATCACCTTCGCTCAGCACCGCGATGATCGTGCCCACGACAGCGGGCGTGTAGTTCTTGTAGACTATCTGCCCCGTCTTCGGCGTGTTCACTGGCGCCGACATCACCGCTGCTCCGGGTGCATATCGGGCGCAGTGACCAGGACCATCGCCTTCTCTTTGAACACAATCAACAGGGCCTCCATGTCGTCCTGCCGCAGCGTGACGAACTCGGGTCGAACGCCGTCGTAGTCGAGCACAGCCGAGAACACCCGTTTCATCGCGGCTTCGAGTCGTGCCTTGCCTGTCTTACCGACCACGGGGCACCCGCTTCACTACCCACGACCACGGACCGAACCACGCACGGATACCCCACGATCGCTCTGGACTGGCCCATACGACCAGGCCAAAGTGCCACTGCGCCCATGCGTCACGCTCGCGCCACCGCTTGATCATCTCTCAATCCGCACGTCGATGTCCGGGATAACGGTCTGTGGCTTGAAGATCACCCGATAGTGGTACGCGCCCACCTTCTTCGACTCCACCTGCTCGACGAAAAACGTCACGTTGTCGGACAGGCCGAGGAAATGTTTCTTGTACGCACCATCTCCGGTCTTGCACGTGACACTCATACGGAGTGCCGTGTCGTTGTTGCCGAGCGAGCACCGACCCTCGATGACGAGGATGTACTCGCCAGTGATGCCGTTGTAGAAGATCACGCGGCGTTCAACCTCGAACATGTCCGCAGCCTTGGACGTGTTGTACGACGCGATGTCCGCATCGCTCTGACATCCGACCAGAAAAACCACCGACAGTAGCGCGAGCAACAGATTTCTCATGATGTTCCCTCCTGTTTAGGTTCGTCCAATTCGACCCGCTCTTCGTAGAATGCGCATGTGCCACAACCAACCTTGCCGAGCAGGTTATGAAAGCCCTTGTCTTCGTGGCAGTACCAGGTCTGCATGCGACCTTGCGGCTTGCCCTTGTCCTTGAGGGCTTTTGCTACCGCCTCGAACTCCTCACCCCACACACTGACTTGCTTGGCAAAGGCTTGCATCACCAGAACTTCACGGCGAAGTGAACTACAACGTATATTGCCCCGGCCAGCAGAGCAAGCTGCGCCAAGAATACCACCACAGTTCCCACCGCGATGATTGCTAGTTTCATGATGCGCCTCCCTTTGTGCGAATTTTGAAGCCTTTGTACAGCCCGTCCGTCACGAGCAAGTCGCCCTCGGGAGTCTCAGTGACCGGGAACATCAGCCCGCGCATGTCCTTGACTTCGATGTATGTGCGGCCCTCCGCGAGTGCGAGTGCCTTCTGCTTGGCCGCGCCCATCACACTCTCTTCCTCATGGAGTCCAGCCGCTCGCACACCCGTTGCAGTTGGCTCGACACGCCGCGCTTCTCAGCGTAGGCGAGTGCCCCGGCGCACATGAGTGCCTTCGCGCCCACGTCGAGCACGTCGCCGTCGTCATCCTCGACCATGTCCTGAGTCGTCTTGTGACAATGGAACGGTGCGCCGTCTCTGATTGACTGTGTGATCTCAGCCCATCGGCCAGGCTTGAGTGACCGGCGCAGCGCAAGCCCCGCACCCTTCGAGGCGAAGGGGCAGTTGTCGCACTGCTTGTCCATGCGCCAACGGAAACGCTTACTCACCAGGCGCAACCGAAATGGCGATCATGAATACCGCAAGGCCAACATCATGCACAGAATGTTGATCATGCGAGTATCCACGCGGCGAGCCGATAGACCAGCCACGTCTCGGCAAAGGCACCGTAAAACACGCCCCACCAGAATCCGAACGCCTTGCCAGCCGCGATGCCGACGCCGAAGTGCGTCGCCATGCCGAGCGTTACCCATACCGGCTTCTGCATGCTGCCTCTGTCCTTTTCCATTTGGCTGTCCTCCCTACTTAGTAGGATCAACAGACGTAGAGAATTTGGCTCCGGTGCGTGGACTCGAACCACGATTGACGGATTAACAGTCCGTTAGCCTACCATTGGCTGACACCGGAGTGAGGTAGGGGACCGACCAGCCCGGTCCACGTAGCTTCGAGACACACAGCGTTGCGCCGTGCTCACACGGGTACCACCGCGAAATAGTCGTCTTAGCGTCGGTCGCAGTCCGACGTGAAGCGCGCCAACCTCGCCAGCGTTTCCCCTGCTTGCACCAAGTTCCCCGCTGACTCTTCCTTCCCCCTGCCGGTCGGCTCGCAGGGCGTGCGCACGGAGCCGCCTCGTGGGATCGAACCACGGACCCTCGGTTTACAAAACCGATGCTCTGCCAACTGAGCTAAGGCGGCACATTGGGGTGACGCCGGGGAGTCGAACCCCGCTGCGCGGGTCCACAACCCGCTGCCTTGCCACTCGGCCAGCGTCACAGTCACGAGGGGTCAGGGTCAAACCGCCTGACCGTATTCCCCGAGCAGCGTTCCCGCTCGGCCTCTCGATCAATAGAAGGGAGTAGGCGCGTCTTGGGTGTCGCCTCGTTCTTATGCCCCGCCGTGACGCCAGGCTTACCACAGAATCTTCCCGGCCTCGCCCGCACCTGTCGCTAACCCAAACACCGGGCAGGGCTCCCTTCGTTCAGCCTATTACCTTTATAAAAACCACATTTCACAAAGTTTTCTTCCGGAGCCTTTCGGCCTTTCCCTATTTCATCGCATGTTGCACCGCCTTTCAACAGTGAGGGGATCAGGGGAGATTACGCCCTGCCATTGCTCCCAAGAACTTGTCTCTCCTCGGGCCTCTACAAACTGGCGCGGCCAGGTGTTTCGAGGCACCATCTCCGTCCTTACGAGGGACGTGCTCTTCCTTGAGCTATAGCCGCAAAGAAAACTGGCGGCGACGAGGATTTGGGGGCCAGGCTCAGCCCATCCCGCGAGGATGCCTCTCGGCCACGCCGCCGCTCGAACTATCTCGTATCTCAGGGACGCAAAAGTTAGCCTGCCAGGCTATTTTTGCGTCCCTCGATGTAAAGGTCAATGCCGTTGTCGGTCAGCACCCACCGCTGTGTCTCGACAATGATGTTCTTCGCCTGCTTACCGTTCCATTCCTTGTGCGTGAACGTACGGTACTCGGCCAGACAGCGCGACTCGGCTGCCTTCCACTTGGCTTCGGTATAGCCGGCGACATTCACCACGTACTCGTACCACGCCAGCGCAACCTGTTTCAGGGCTGCACCGTTCAGGTCAATGGTATCAGTCATCATAGACACTCTCGTGCAGCCGCGCGATCAGGAGCAGCGCATACAGACTGTGCCCCACGCTGTCAACGCCGCTCGAACTCTTCGCCATCGCCATACGCTTGTCCACTTCGACCAGCGTTGCCTTACGGAGATCACGCTCGGCCTTGTACCGCGTGCCACCTTCCATGACCGGCGTCAGCATCACTTCATCCCCTTTGGCACAGGCCAGAGGCACCCGACGACCTTCATGCCAGGCAAGCCATCGGGGTCCATGTCCACCCACCAGAATCCGCCCGCCTTCTCGCAGTACGCCTCTGCGGCCTTCAGGCTTCGCGGGGACTGCTCGACCGGCACACCCTGCCTCGCGCGGGGTTTGGGCCGTAGCTCGCGCTCCTGTGGCGGTGGTGCCGCAGTAGCCTGATTCACGTAGACCATCAGGCCGAACAGTAACCCGAGCGTGATCAGTATAGCTACGCCCCAGGTCACACGCTTGTAGATGCGCTCGCGTCGTGCCTGCTTGCGGCTCGCCACGATCCACGCCTCGTACTCACGCCGTCTGCGCTCGTCACGGTCCGGCGCAGTTTCGAGAATCACTGAACTGCCACCATCGTCATACATACCCATATGCGCCTCCTGTCTTCGTTTTAACATCTCACCGAAATGGTAGGGCGGGGAGGAGTCGAACCTCCGTCCTCTGGTTTCCGACACCAGAAGTCTGGCCGCTGACGTACCGCCCTCAGTATCCACGACACTTCAACCGTTCACACATCCTCGTCGAAGTCGAGCGGCGCCCGCTTATCAGGATAGGGCAGCGGCATCGGCTCGAACAGTGGCGGAACGGGTACAATCGGAGACTCACTCCCGAACTGCGAAAACCCCATGTTGCGCGCTCGTGCGATCCGCTTGACGGCGTCCACCAGGTCGGAGCCCGGCACCATCTGCGCCAGGAGCACTTGTGCGTCACGCCGAGTCACCGACTGGCCCTCGAAGGTCAGCACGTCGTCCAGGCGCGATTCGTCCAATTGCTCAGCAAATCCCGGCATAGGCTTTACCCTTCCTACTTAGTAGGATCAACAGACTTCATACTTCCTCGCCGTCGCGGGGCCTCGGCGCGCGTCCTTCGAGCACAGGTGTCGGATCATATGCGAGTGCTGCCAGCCTACGCTTCTCCTGTGCCGCGAACGCTGCACCGTGTCCCTTGCGGAACTTCGACGCCTGCCGCCTGGATATTTCGACACCTGCTGCCAGGCACGCTAGCTTAAAGTCCTCGTCAGCCATCACGGTCGCCACGCTCGGCTTCTGCTTCTGCGCCGTCACCGGCACGTCGAGGTTGGTGCCGTTCGTCGTCATGATCCGTGGCGACTCGAAGTCGAAGTCCTGCATGATCACGCGGCCGTCAAGAGTCTGCACTTGCTGCACGCGACGCACACGGATAGCGCGGTCCTGCGCTTGCTTCACTGCCGTCGTCATCGCTGCCATAGGAGCAACCTCTCTGATCTTCTTGCCCGTAGCCACCCATTCACGGAGCGCGGTCAAAGGTATTTCGATGCTGCCCATCACACTTCCTCGTCGAACGCGAGCCTGGCCCGCACCGGGAAGAAGTCGGCTAGTGTCTTCGCCCTAGCCTTCGCCTTGGGTGAGCCAGGCTTCGTGTACACGGCGCATGGACAGAACTCAGACGCGTCTTCCAGGTACACGAGACATCCCGGACTCGCATGCCGCGCCTTCGTATGCCTACACGTGCAGCGTGGTCCAGGCTCGTCCGCGTCGCGTGGTGCCACATCCTTGACCCATCACACTTCCCCATCGAAGGACAACGGTGCTCGCACGCCGGCCTCGATCGCTTCAGCCAGGACCACGCGCGCATCGGGAGCCTTGGGCCGTTTGCGGTCCACACCGTTAAGACGCTCCCACGTAGTCATTCCCCCGAGTGCTGACTCACACTTCAGCGTCGCGGGCGTACCCACGAAATGCTGAGTATAGAACTCATCTTCGGACATCTGCCTCGCACACCGTGTGCACGTGATCTGTGTATACACGTCACCTTGCTCGGAACGTATCACTTTCCGTGTTCCCATCGCCATTCCAGCCGTCTCGACTGTAAACTTCGGCGTGGGCTCCCATCGTCGAGCCCCCTCTTCATTCGGTCCCACAAAGCGTCCACCGCTGAGCCTGATCGACTCAGCCTCGTACTGCCTGCGGGTGACCAGAGCCGCCTCGTCATCGCTCAGCGAACGCCCTGCACTCGTCAGCCAGTTTAGCTCGCCCGTGGCGCGGAACCATACGTTCTGCGCGTCGCGAGTCACCACGTACTGACCGACGAGCCTGCCACAGTGACAGGTCACGCTCTCGCCGTCCTTATTCACGTACACGAGCGGATGCGGCAAGAGCGTCGGTTCCTTGCAACCCCACCATGCAAGCGACGTTTCTCTGCAACCCCACGCTGCACGCGTGTGCCAGTACAGGTCAGGCATGCGCGACTCGGGCGGGAACTTGCCCGCCATGTCATACGTCGGTGCATTCTTCAGGCACGTGTACACGATGCCATACTTGCGCGTGCCACTCGGCTGCATGCGGTGCTTGAACGAGCACCACCCAAACACACCCCCAATGGTCAGCGCACTGATGCCGATGCCGACCGCTACCTCGATCTGCGCTTCGAGGCCAGTCATCACCGATTGATATGGTCCGGAAGCGCGCTCGGAACCGGATCGTCTTCGTCCGTCTCCCGATGCGTGATCCTCGCGGCCGGTGCCGGCTTTCCCTGCTTCTGCGCTTCGATCAGGATTTCACGCCGGGAGCGCACGTGCTTGCGCAATCTGTCACGCTCACCCCGAGATGCGATAGCAGGCACCGCGTCAGCCGTGCCCATGTCGCCTGCATCGTCATCCGAAACCTGTGGGCCACTCGTCAACCGTGCTTCGGTGTCTCTGTCCACAAACGCGTCGCGCTTCGTTATCCTCGGCTGCTCGGCTTGCTTCGCCGACGATAGCGTCACCACGAAGGCATCCTCGGCGTTGTCGTACACGATCTCGACCACGTTGAAGCGGCTCTCACCGCTCACCCACTCAGCCAGGTCCACCGCCTCGACCGTATACTGGCGTGTCTCGTCGCGCAGCTTCGCCTTGCGAGCACGCGGCTCGCCCATGTTGGCGAGTGTCGGCCCATTCTCACGTCCAGGGGCACGGATGCCCTTAGCGGCTTCACGCATTTTCGATGTCAGAACGCCTTTGACTCCCATCAAACCCTCCCCTTGTGATGAACTCCCATGCGACCTGAGCCCAGGTCACCAAGCAATGTGGTCAGACACCCGTCAGCCACTCGAACATCAATCCTGGTCGTCCTCTTCGTCGTAGTCGTCGTCTTCGAAGTCATCGTCGAAGTCGAACGTATCGAGGATTTCGTCAGCCAGGTCAGCGTTGTCCAGGCCCGACTCACCCACGAGCATACGAACCTCGGCACGGATCCTCCGGCCCCAAGCTCAGGATGCGGGCAATGGCGTCGGCTGTCTGATCAATCGTCTGCCGACCGTCATCGCTCTTCTCGATCTCACTCATGATCAGGTGTCGGTCACTCATGGTTTGGCCCTCCCTACTTAGTAGGATCAGCAGACGGTAAGGCTTTCACTTCGATCACTGCTGCTTTGCGTAGCTCGATCACTCGGGCAGCGGCTTGCGCAAGCACCCTGATTTCCTCGGGCTTCAGTTCCTTCATGGCCTTCGCCATAGGTGACTCGGGCGGCTTCTCGATCCTCAGCGTTTGAATCGCCTTGCCGAACACGTGCTCCCACACGAACTTCTCAAGGTGAGGCGCCGTGCCCAGGCGCATGCGCATGACCACACCTTCCATGTACGGGCGAGACATCAGCAACTCTTCGATCGTGTACTTCTCACCCTTGCGCAGCGGGCGCAGCGGGGCCAGGCTCAGGCTAGTCGCTGTCTCGGTCATCAGCGCATTGCCGAACGCTTCGATGGCTTGAGCCTTGCGTACAGCCTCTTCCGTGCGTGACGACAAACCCGTAGCCTTAAACTTGCCGCCTGGATTGCCGCTCTTGCCCTTCTTGAAGCCCTTACCTGTCGCGCCGCCCTCTGCCATCTTGTCCCCCCTACCATTTTATTTTACCACTCAACAGACGTTGAGTAAGTGTTCAGCGTTGAACCTACACTACTTAACACGTGATTAGCACACACGTGTTGTGCCTACGTCGCCTACGATGCCCCAGGATCGGCGAGGGTCGGCTTCCCGCTGTCTTACCACTCCCGAGCCCCCGATATCGCCAGCGCACCCCCAAATCGCCCCGATTTACCCCCTTCGCAAACCCCACCGACGCCTCGATTTCAGCCAGGGTAGGGAAATACTCGGCTCCGTCGTCCGACCACTCCCCTTGAGCCAGCCCGGTACTGTGATCGGCCAGGCAGTCGCTCGGGCTATGCGACTCAGGCTCATTGCAGTACCCGCAACGCGGGCACGTCGTCTCGACCGCTCAGCCTTCCCACGACTTCTCACAGCGCGCACAGGTTCGCCCAACCCCTCGGCCCATCATCGAGGCACCAGGTTACGGGCCGGATAGCTCTCGTCACGGTAGCGTCGCCAGGCTTCATTCGCCAATTGCTCAGCGTCCTCGATCGGGAACATCCGCTTGTAGGCGGCTGCTGACCATCCGTCCTGACACGCTTGCTCGAACTGGTTTGCCGCCATCCCCGCCAGGAACGCTGCGATGAATCTGTCCTTGAACTGCCACTCTCGGCTGTCCATCACCGCCTGAACTCCTCGAAGCCTTCCAGGCTCGCTTTGGCCTCGAACTCGGGGCAGGTGCCCGACCGATGTACGCTCAAGTCTTTCCTGCCTTGCTTCAGGTGCATGTACTGGTAGCGCGTGCAGGACCCAAACCCCGAGCCCATTACACCGTTCGTCCTGAACGACACACACGAGCCGCACGTGTTCAGGATACGGTAGCCTATGTCTATCAGCTTCAGGCGTTTGTTGGTGTCCATCAGCCTCGTACCCTCCACTCAGCAATCTCGGCTTCCATGCGAGTCGGCCAGCAATCGCACATCATGATCGGGTCATACCGCTCACAGGCTGACGGATGCGGTCGATCCTGATACCGCTTCGGGGTCGGCTTCGGCTCCACCTTGCCGAGTGCTCGAACTTCAGCCAAGTGCTCGGGGTTCATGCCCAAACCCTTCGCTAGTATCTCGATCGCGCGGAGCAGTGTCTCGTACTCAGTCCGCTCGATGATCCCCTCCTCGACTTCGACCGTGCTGTGTGGCGGGTTGCCCACCGATCTGTAGCCCTTACGCCAGGTGATCATGACGAGTAGGTCCGCGCCAGGGCCTCGGCGATGAAGTCATCGACCCGCTTGTACAGGATGTTCCGTACGTTCTCGCGGGCTATGTCGCTGCCCTGCATCGTCGCCAGCAGAGCCTCGGTAACGTCCACGCTGAACGTCACAGTCTTGATCTCTTGCTCAGCCATTTTCTCCCTCCATGTCATATGCGAGTAGTTGATAGAACGTCAGCCAGAAGTCGAACTCGTCCAGCCTATGCTCACCGGCCGGGCTCTTCGACCGATCCCAGGCGACGTAAAAATTCTTCGTCTTGAACACCCGACGCATGAGCCACGCGTACATCTTCACATATTCGGTCATACCTCTTCCTCCAACGCCAGCGGGGCGCGTCCAGTCAGTTCAGGCTTTGGCGGCTCAGGCTTCGGGACGGCCCGCGCCTTGGCTTTCGCTCCTACCGGATCGTCCAGTGTGTACTCGTACTCGAACTCGTCTTCATCGAACGCCCCGGCGTCACCAAATGTGTTGCGCTGACGTGCTTCAGCCTTGATCCGCTCTGCCGCTTCTTCGTCCATCTTGACTTGCTCGATCGTCTTGCACGAGTTACCCATCAGGTGCTTCCATTCTACGATCAGTGTCATACCGCGCGCTCCGAGCGTCACGGTCCGGCCCGTGAGCACTGACCCGCACTTCGGGCACTTGGGCAGGTTCACCCCGACCCCGCAGTTCTCCGTGGTCAATTGCCTGAACGTGTAACAGCCACAGCGCATACCCTCGCACGTTGCCTTACCACCACCACGATGCGACGCGCTCCAATGACCACAGAGGCAAACATTCGCTGTGTCCATGCTGAATCCGTCACCGAGCGAAGGCACTATACTTCTTCCCCGTCTTGCGGGCGCGGTGCTCTGCCTTCGAGTTGTGGCTTAGGTGACTCGATTGGCTTATCGGGAGTCTTCGCTTCGCGCTTCGGGAGCAGGAACAACTTGCCCACGGTCGGCAGCTTGTCTCCGCGCGATGATCCTCCACTCAGCTTCTTCTGTGCCATGTCTCTCTCCATGATTTCATTTACGCGAATGCACTCCGAGCACAAACTCTTCTTGAGGACCAGGCCGAACCGTCCGCAGCCGCTACAGCTTGAAAATTGCTCCCTCCTCGTGCGCGCTCGACGCGCCTTGGCCCGAGCCGCCTTCGCCTTCACGGCCTCGATAGACGACAGGTCCATCAGAACCGATGTGCTTCGTCGAGCGGGGAGTCTACGTCGTGTATCTGTTCGACCGTCGAGCAACCGAAGAGCAGACCCAAGAGACACATACCGCCGAACACGAACACGAGCCATCTCACGATCGGCCACATGTCCGGACCAGCTTACCGCGCGTTGGGCGCCAGAAGTGATACGCCCACGACTCAGGCATCCTGTGCTCGTCACGGAGCACAACGATGCAGTATGGTTTCTTCGGGTGCCCCTCGGGATGCAGCACACGCACAACCGTGCCTGTGATCACCCGCGATTTCACCGTGGGCGCGTGCTTCAGGTCAACCCACTTGATTGCCTCGTCGGTCAGGATCACACGATCGCCGCGTTTCATCTGTACCCTCCGCCGCCAGTCGGCTCGCGGTTGTCCACGTACCACGCGATCTCGTGCATGTCGCGCAGGGACATCTGCCCGATCTTCCAGTACGCCGAACACTCCATGATGTCGGGCGGCATCACCTTGCCAATCTCGCCGCATCGGATCGTCGTCTCGGTGTGCTCGACCGACCCGCGCTTCGTGATATGCGCGTGCACGCACGTACGGCACAGGCCCTTGATCTCGCTGAACGCCGCAGCCCTGCGGTTGTCGCCCGAGCCTTCACCCAGGTCGCCGAGTCCTTGCCCCGTTGCGAGATGTTCGAGGTTAGCTTCGGACTGATAGTCACCCTCGCCTTCTTTCAGTTTGTCCACTGCGCGCTGTCTTTCAGCCATAGAGTGCCCCTTTCTAGGCGTGGCGCCTTCGAAACATTCTCCGACAATCCTTGCAATCCGTGCGTGGCGGCAGTATCGCCTTGTAGCGCGGATGATGGTGGCACTTGAACCGATCCGTGTTGCTCGCGATCTTCGTGAGCAACGTCGGAATGCGCCGAGCGTTGTAACAGATCAGCGGCGACGTGTTCGCCGCGATCTTGTTCAGAATCTCACGGATGTCCATGAGCAGCGCACACTGTATGTCGTTGTACGTGTACGCGACGTTCAGACCCCAATCTTGATGCGCGTGTCTTGCCATCAGCTTTGCCCTCCCTCTTCGGCGTGGTCATATGGATTCATACCTTGCGGCTGATAATCCGGTCCCTTTGGCTCGTGGCCCTCTGGCATCGGCTGGCCCGCCGCGAGCAGTTCCTTGTACCACTCGGGCATACCAGCCATCGCGCCTCGACTGATCTTCGGCCACGCCCACTTGAACAACTCGTCCTTGATCCTGCCTTCCAGTTCCTTCTTGATGTCAGCGGGTATCTCCTGAAACAGAAGCGCGATGTCCTGGTTGCTGTCAGTCAACTTCCCCGCCTCGCGAAGGTGCTGAACCCCCTTCGCCCACCGAGCCGGAGTCCGGATGTCTTCTATGATCGTCTGCACGATGTCTCCCGACTTCGGGTTTCCCTTTGCCCAATCCCGCCCGTGCAATTCCTTGAACGTCTTGGACACGTACTTGCCGATCAGGATTTTCTTGTCTGGCGTACAGCGGTGATAGTTCTTGATGCACACGCCCTCGATCAATTGCCCGCCCAGGATGCTCGTCTCCGCGAGCAGTGCCTTGATCGCTTCGATGTCCGTTATCGTCTCTTCGTTCATGAAGCACGGCACGCACTCCAGGCCGATACGCGCAAATTCTTCGCGCTTCTCGTCCGGGCTAAGAAACACTTCGTCGGCAATCTCCACGTCGTAACCGATCAGGTACGCGTCCGTATTGTCGAACAGGTCACGCGGCACCCGATCGTACGTTAGCGTCACGGCCTTCGGCTTCGGCAGGTACTCGGCACGGTAGGTCCAGCCCTCGTGCAAAAGGTACTGCCGCTTGATGACCGACTGCACCGCCTTATCGAACATCTTCTCGGACGAGTGCCCATCATCGGTGACGAAAATCTGCGCGCCCTTTGAGCGGAAACGCATATCGCTCGGCAAGTCACCGAACACGCCGAACGAGAACTGTGAGCCATCCACCTTTTCCTCGACCGTCACGGCATCGAAGAATAGCTCGGTCAGATACTTGTGCCCGAGTGCGTTCGAGTCCGGATAGCTGTGCCAGGACGTGTATTCGTTGATCTCTACGCTCATGTCGGCCCTCCACTGTTAGCAATCATCTCTTCCAGTTCCAACTCCCAAAACAGCATGTCATCGTACAACCGCGCGTCGTTCGTGCACTGCGTCGTCGTCACACCACCGAAGTCCTTCGCGCCATCACGCGCTGCGATGCACACGGCCTGCGTCGGGTACGGCCCCATCACGTCCGTGCCTACCACTGACATGAGCGCAATCCACGCGAAATACCAGCCGAGCATCAACCCTTCACACACAGCACACCTTTGAGCGTGTGCACGATCTCGACCAGGTCCGTCTGCGCTGCCATGACCGCTTCGATGTCCTTGTAGGCCCCCGGCGTTTCGTCGATCACACCCACGTCCTTACGGCATTCGACGCCGGCCGTCGCCTGCACGTGATCTTCGACGCTGAATGTGTTCCGTGCGGCGGTTCTCGACATACGGCGTCCCGCTCCGTGCGAGCAGGACTGAAACGACTCGGCGTTACCCAGGCCGCGCACGATGTACGAACGCACGCCCATGCTACCGGGAATGATGCCCATGTCACCCAGGCGGGCGCGTACCGCACCCTTGCGCGTGACGAGGATGTTCTCGCCAAAGTGGTTCTCGCGCTCCACGTAGTTGTGGTGACAGTTAGCCGCGATCTCTACCGGCATCGGCTCCGTCTCCCACGTCTTCCACAGTGCCCGCTGCACCTGATCCAGCGTACGTTCGAGCATGATGCGACGGTTCACGAGCGCGTAGTTCTGCGCCCACTTCACCGCGTTCCAGTAGTCGAGGAAATACTGCGTGCCCTCGCTCAGGTACGCTAGGTCGCGGTCGGGCAGGTTGATGAAATGCAGTCGCATGTCTTTGCGGGCTAGCTCAATGAAGTAGCTGCCGATCTTGTTGCCGATACCGCGCGAGCCCGAGTGCAACATCACCCACACACGCTGCTCTTCGTCGAGGCACACTTCGATGAAGTGGTTTCCGCCGCCGAGTGTCCCTAGTTGCCGCACGATCTTCCCGGCCCAATCGGTCCCCGGATTCGGCAAGCCCTTGTGTCTGTCATAGATGATCTTGTACGCATCCATGATTGCGTTCTGCTCGCCAATCGGGGCCACCGCGTGCTTGTATTGGTTCTGCCCGTGCGGCACCGCCCATTCGATGTTGGTCCGAAGTGCCGCGAGGCTGTCGGGTAGGTCGCTCGCCGTCAGTGGGGTCCGGGCCGCGATCATACCGCAGCCAATGTCCACACCCACCGCAGCGGGTATGATCGCACCCTTTGTGGGTATGACACTGCCCACCGTGGCACCGATACCCAGGTGCACGTCGGGCATAACGGCTACGTGCTTGAAAATGAACGGTAGGCTGGCCGTATTGCGAAGCTGCCCGAGCGCGTTAGGGTCCAACTCTACCCCATCCGTCCAGGATTTGATCGGTGCGCGTCCCTGCTCAGCGAAGACTTGCATGGCGTTGTCCCTCCCCCTACTTAGTAGGATCAACGAGCCTTCGCCTTTTTTAGATATTTGGCGCGTCCAGCTTGAGCCGTCGCTCGCGATCCTTTGCCTCCACACGTTTCCGGACACGAGCCCACCACTGACGCTCACGGCTTCCGACAATATCAAGTGAGGCCAGGGCCTTGCCGAGACTCAGCTTCGCCTGCTCTAGCTCACGGCAGCACTCGGTGCGCACTTCATTAAACCATACGTCGTCAACGAACGGCAGCTTCTCTGCCCGCTCCTCGATCTTGGCGAGGCAACGGTGTAGGTTCTCGATCGCGCTGGCGGCCGTGCCGGCGTCGCGGACGATCAGCCGCCAGCGTCCTACTGCGGTGTTCACCGCACCGCCCTTTCCAGGTAGTCCCACAACAGTTTAGGATCGTTCATACTCTCGCGGCTGAAATCGTTGTCGGGCACCTGCCCGAGCGGCGCCAACACGCGCGGCGTATACTCCGGGTAGTTCTTCGTCTTGAACATCACCGTGGCAGTCAGCCCGATACCGATGCTCTCATGAAAACGCCGCGACCCGAACGTATAGGCACTCCCCCCTTCGACCAGCTTGTACTGACTGTGAATCTTCACAAAGCCTGTCTCGTCCGTTGCAGTTAGTATGCCCCAACCCATTCGACCTTCGGCGTTCACCTTCTGCACCACCTGATGCAGACGGTGCGTCGGCTTCGTCTTGTCCTGCCACCACTCATACTCGATGTGTTGCAGCATGCCCCTGATCACGTAGCTCTCGAATGCGAAGCGGTGGTCGTGAATCGGACTGCTTGTCTTCTGATGGTTCAGCGGGCCGTCCGGCCACACATGCAGGCGCGTCCGAGCGTCGAGCGGCAACTGAATAAAACCGTTTTCATGGACAATCGGCGTGCCAGTGCGAGCCGTCACGATGCCACGAGCGTGCGAGAGGATATTGCCAAGTGTCACATGTTTCTCCCCATGTACTTTTGTTGAAACTTCGCCCACCACGCCCAATGCTCTTTCGGACAGTAGCACCAGTGCGACGTGCGTCCGTCTGCCGCTTCAAGAACTATGTCTAACAGCAAGAATTCATCGCCGCACTTGTAGCAGCGGCGATGATCACCCGATGGCACGCTTCAATTCCATAACGAGCGTCGGCACGTCATACACAACCCTCGTCGCAAACCGATACATTACATCCCATGACGCGTCTGCTCCTGGCTCTTCGGGCAATAGAATGAACCCCGGCTTACCTTGACCGATCACGTAACCAAACTCCATGTGTCCCGACTTCCCCGCTGGCATGAGCAGAACAGTGGCGTCGCAACGGTCCAGGTGCGTCTTGTCGTAGTTGAACACGTGCCACGCGGGGTAGCCGTCGAGTGCCTCGGAGTACGTCTTACCGCGTGCCTTCTCGTACCTCTGCCACCACAAATCTGCCTCAAATCCAGCGGCAAACCAATCGTCGAACACGTCGTACCCCTCAGCACGCAGAGCGGCTGCTAGCTCTGGCACCTTGGGATTGCGAAGTGAACCGACAAGGTAGATGACCTTCATGACAGCGGCACTACCTCGATGCCAGCCTCACGGTACAGGTTCTCGGCCCTGATCAGGTCTGGTCCCCACCGATCCATCTTATCAGCCGGGCATGGCGGGAAGACTACACGCTTGATGCCAGCCTGGATCATTGTCACCGCGCACCGCGTGCAGGAGCCGAAGGGATACGTGTACAGCGTGCACCCCTCGACCGACTTGCCCGCGAGCAGGACAGCGTTATGCTCACAATGCAGGATCAGAGCGTACTTCGTCTCACGATCATTCAGCCGCTCGGGCGTATCCGCGATACCTTGCGGGAAACCGTTGAAGCCCACCGACACAACCCGATTGCGCGGGTCCACGATGACCGCGCCCGTTTGTGTGCTTGGGTCCTTAGAGAACGAAGACACCAGCTTCGCCATGTCCATGAAGCGCGCGTCCCACTTGTTCATCGGTTGTCTCCCTCGCCCCGGATCACATCACGTTTAGCACGGTCGGACAGCTTAAAGATGTTCAGCTTCGCCACCTGTGCCAGCGTCAGATTCAGCTTCGCAGCAGCACGACTGAGATACCACAGCACGTCGCCTAGCTCATACGCCAGGGCCAAGGTCGCAGAAGAGTCCAACTCACCTTGGCTGTTGCGGTAGACCTTCTTGACCTTGTCCACGAACTCCCCCGACTCACCACCGAGCCCGAGCGCGTAGTACCACAGCGGCGTGGTGCCGTCTGCGCCGAAACTTTCCAAGCCCGGACGATCGGTCGCCTTGATGATGTCCTGGTAGTGGTTCAGCGTGAAATCCTGCTCGAACGCTGGAATGCGCTGT